GCAATTAAAAATAACAACCATATTTCTGACTTATTATCTATAAAATATTGAGTAATAATCGGTTGTAAATACGAATCATGTTCATCGAGGGTTTTACTTTCGATGAAGAGACAGCCGATTGGTGGAAGCAGAAGAGCGAAGGAGCAAAAGCTGCAGTTCTTGACAGTGATGATGACGCTACACCATGTTCGCCTATAGAGACTGTTGTGAGTAACCTCTTTGGATGGGTTAAAGAAATCAAAGAAGCGTTGCACAATCAGGACTTGTGTCTTTGGGCTCAAGGTTCAGATTTTGACATTGCTATCTTGCGTAATATCTGCTATAAGTTGGGCATAGAAGTTCCCGTGCATTACACCAACTTCCGCGACCATCGCACGTTTATCTACGAGGCGGCTCGCTTGATATGTAATGCCCGTGGAGAGTTCTATCATCCGAGTAAGGCATACGACCTTGTTGAGGATTATAAGGACATTGATAAAGGTGCGGAACACGACCCTGTATTTGACTGCAAGCGCAGCATCTATTCCACATGGCAGATGATGCGAAAGTTGGCTTGTTTGAAATATATTGAATAGAAATGCCTAACCATGAGTATCTGAATTGCCCTTACATCCCTAATCGCCGGAACAAAAGGCAAGGACGGCCTACGCATCGGGAATATCTACACCGCATAGCCTATACGGAGACCGTGCGCGACTATGACAGCGACAACAAAGTACTGCTTTTCCATGCTCCATTCGCCTTAGTGAAGGATGTGTGTCAGAAGTTGTTCACGATGATGCAGGGCAATGTAGGGAATATAATAGTAAGGAACGAGCATTCCTGCCGAGTGAGAAACGGCAAGTGTTATTGGCGTGTGGCTGTGGAGATAATAGCTCTTAATGAGAGCGTCATTTCGTTTAAGGAGTTCGTGCGGATGCTGATTAACTGCATGAAGAACTTGGCTAACTGCACCATCCGACACTTCCGCACGGAAACGTTTCTGAACTTATAGTAAAAACAAATGTAAAAACAGAAAGAATAAAGGACAGCATGGAGAATGAGGTAGCGGCAACGCCCTCCTATAAGTAAGTTTTATCAGGGTGGACACAAGAGCCTCGGATTCTGGTAATACCGAAAAGTTTGGCATTCCATCGCTGTCTTTTCTTTAATAATAACAGCAATCATGTTCTTTCATCCTATCATAAATCGTCTTGCCAACATCGACCTGCACCTTCTCGTGAAGCCCGCCAACGAGCAGCGCATCGAAGGTCAGACCGCATGTTTCTGCCCTATCTGCCAAAAGGGGCAGGACGCGGATGTCGATGCCAAGCAGACACCCCACTTCATTATTTATGAAAATGAGCGAGGTGGACTTTATTCGGGCGTGGGTGTTGACGACAACCGAATGGCAGAGCATGGTGCCGTGAAGTGGAAATGCACCCGCACGGGCAAGACCGGCTACGGAGCCATCGAGTTGTACGCAGCCAAGATGAATATTCCAATGCACGGATATAGTCTTCAGCGCATATGCCAAAGACTTGTAAGGGATGTGTATGGCGATACCGACGAGGTGCGGCGTGCCTTCCCAGAGGTGTTTGCCAAGATGGACTACCGTACTCAGGCACAGCAGACCATCGAGACATTCTCTTTCATGCCGAAGACCGACTTCTCGCCACAAGAGCTTGCAGCCCTTGGGTGTGAGGTGACGCTCGACAAAGGATTGCCTCGTTTCGGCTTTGGCAGTACGTTTACGCCCGACATGCTCAACAAGGACTTCCGCATCTACTCTCTGTTGAGTGTCACGCTGCCCGACGTAATACGCGACGGTCAGCATGTGAGCGAGATTATCCACGGTACGCCGTGGAATCCGCTGTTCGTATGCTTCGCCTCACAGGAGATAGGTCCGCAGAACTCTTACGGATGTTTCTTCCGTCCAGCAATGGCTGGGAGCGAACCAATAGTGTTCTCTACCGCCGAGGAGCACAGCGTGAGGAAGGTGAGCAAGTGGCTCATGGGCGACAACGTGTTCGTCTATGCAATGGATCAGCGCAAGAGCGACAACACCGCCGTACATGCAGCCATCCAGAAGTTCGAGCCGACGGAGAAGTTTACCGAAGAAAAAGAAATCTGGGTAGAACGTGAGGACAAGAATGGCGTGGGGAAAGGAACATTTAAGCAAGAGAAGAAGAAGATTCCTACCGCCGAGATAAAAGCTCGCAACATTGTCTTTTGTCGTACACCCGAAGACGCATTGAGTGTGTATTATGCCATGCGTTCCTTGCGTCTTGACAAGACGGAAGACCATCACTTCCAAGACTTCTGTTGGTATCACGTGGCGTTCTCCATCGGACGGAGAAACTTCTGGTACATAGAGCGTGGCGAGTGGAAACGGGAGAATCTTGATTTTAGCGGCGTACAATATCAGAAGATGAACCGCTTTGCCGAGCATGTCATCATCCTATACCCCAACGACATTGTCTCACAGCGCGACTGCGGAGCTATATGCACCAAGTTCAGCTCATTGTATTATGCAATGTTGCCCGAAGGTTTCCGATCGCGCTATTGCCGACGCTGGCAATGGCTATACGGCAGCTCTCCCCGAAGTGTGCGCGACTATCTGCTGACATACACTATGAACGTAGAAGAGAACTTCCAGTTCGACCACGATGTGCGCCTGCCGCTTTACTCCAGTTTGAGAGGAGCGAGCAACACAGAGCCGTTTGACATAGAATGGCCGCGTGATCCGAGAAGCGGTAAACCGAAGCCACCTACATGCAAGGTGTCGCCTACAAGATTATGGGTGTTTATGACCGCACACGGCTATTACCGCATGATAGACCCCGAGAGCACCGACCTTGTAGGACAGTATATCCACTTGGATAAATGCTTCGTGGAGTATATCGATGCAAAGAGTATTATCCAGGCAGCAAAGACGCTGCTGTTGAATTATACGAAACAGGCTTGGCGACACAACGACATCGAGCAACGTCTGATGTCGGATTGCGCCAACATGATAGACAAGACCTTTACGGAGAAGTCAGCCGGTGGTTTGCAGAGCATGGTTATAAACTTCGCCGATGCTTTTGATGCCAAGACGGAATATTTTTACTTCAATAACGTGGCGTTGAAGATAACACCTGACACCATCCGCACCGTGTCTTACGACGGCATCAACTTCTTTATTCCTTCGCTCGCCAAAAAGCCGTATGACTTCACGATGAGAGCCTTCAAGACTCCTTTCATCATTACCGAGCGTCAGGAATATCGCGACCGACTGGAAGCGATAAACAAGAAGGAGCAGATGCGAAACGAGGACGGGTCGCCGGTGTTCTCTTACGACGAGATAAAACAACTGCGTGGCGACCTCATGGAATGGGCACAGACCTACCGCTGGGCAGTGGACTGGCAAGGACAGCGCGAGCAAGACCTTTGGCCTATCCTACGCATAGTGCGAGGCTTCTCAAACACCCTTTGGGAGAGAGAGAAAGAAGCGCAGCGCAATAAGCAGCAGCTCACCGAGGACGAGAAGGCCGTGATGAACGCTCATTTTGCCAACATGCTTTCGTGTATCGGGCGTTTGTGCTTCCGTTCGTGGGAAGGAATGAAGAACATTGCTCCCTACCTCTTGGAGGACAACATTGCCGACGAGAAACAGGCGGCAGGTGGTTCGGGTAAATCGGTATTGGTGAATACCGTGGTAGGCTCGGCAGTAAATGTACTGCCTGTAGACATGAAGGACTTTATGATAGTGACTGATGCCAAGTTCGCCCTCACCGACTTGCTTGTATATCCAGGCAAGTATCGTGTGGTGCATTGGGAGGACAAGCAGAAGAGTTTCCCCATGAAGTACTTCTATAACAAGGTTACTCAAGGTACCAAGGTAGAGAAGAAGTTTGGCGACCCTGTAGGTCTGAAGATGGAAGACTCGCCTATTCACGTCATAACGAGCAACAGCCCATTGAGCGACGACGACCCCTCTACGCTTGGTCGCTTTCCATTGGTCAGTTTCTCCGACCGTTTCGCACGAGAGAATCAGCAGAAACACCAACCGGAACGTTCGCCGTCGGAACTGATGAAGCATTTCGACCCGAACCCCGAAAAGCTCACCGACACCGACCGCAACCAGACCATATACCTCTGCGCCTTGGCTGTGCAGTTCCTGATGCGCTACCATACTTTTGCCATTGCACCGCAAGGCAACGTGCGTCGCCGTCAGATGGTTCAGAAGCTCACGGAGAGCATTGTCCGCTACTTCGAGTGGTTCTTCTCTCGTAACGAGGTTTATGGGGTGCCTATCTGTACTGATGATATGTTCAACGAGTTCATGCGCGACTGGGCAGATGCCTCCGAGGGCAAGTCGAAGGAGTATAGCCGTGCCACCTTCAAGAAGAAGATATACGACTATTGTGAAAATATGTCGATAACGTGCAACCCCAAGCACCTCTTTGAGAACGAGAGCGACAAACAGCGCAAGTGCTTCAAGCTTCAGGCGTGGGTGACGCAGGAATACTTCACTGGTCGCGAGTGGGAGAACGACAACACCATCGAGCCGAAGTTCATCCGCTACATGCAGACCTCTAAGCATGTGTTCTTCTTCTACCGCCCTGGCAAGGATGCGATACCGAAGGACTACCGCGAGCTAAAGCGCATAGCAAAGCAATATGCCGAGCAGCCCGACCCTCTGCCTTACCGCGACGACGATGGCAACATCATCACGCTTACCGATGAGGAGAAGGAACGCTGGGAGAACAACAAGACACGCAAGCAGGGTAGGCGTATGGCGTCGTCTCCGGCAATTACTACCGCCGCAGCTGTTACGCCGGACGTAAAGGAAGATGATCTGCCGTTCTGATGCAGTAATAATTATGTAAAACGAGAATTAATGATAGCACGTGAAACTTTAGAAAAATTAAACGTCTGGGATGTTCTTGTCCGAGTTTCTATCGAAAAAGACAGAATAGAGGATGAAGAAATGCTGCTTGTCGTCAAGTGTGGAAAGAATCGGTTTGATCCATTTGGAAAGTCTGGATTCACTTTGCGCTGTGCTCTAAGTCTACCTTTAGACACATTGAGGTTGTTCAGAGAGAACTATTTGCTCTATGATTATATTCCAGGTTGGGAATGCGATTTTTCTACCGATGAAGATGATTTGGAAAACAGGTCGTATTATTCATTTCGTAGAGCGACTTTAGTGGAAAGATGTCTATTTGCCCACGAACTTAGAGAACAATATGGAGTAGCGAAGCAAACCGACACCAGTGTTCGAGCTATAAATATTCCCTCTGACATTGTCAATCTTGACAAGGATTGGCTTTGCGGAGGAAGCAAAGAGTACCCGAATGTGCCTTTCGCTGTAGATGTGAAACACGAAGGAATAAGGTAATTTGTATAGAGAATATAGAAAGTACAACTTAAAATATTTATAGATTATGAAATTATATCGTTACATGTCTTCTTTTGAGATAGCTAAGTTGTTTCATCGAGAGATATTGAAAAATACTACTGACCACAGCAAACTTCGTGGTACAGCAAGTACGGCAAAAGGATTCTGTTTTGGAATTGGTGACATGGAACAGGCTAAAAAGGATCTTAGACGACTGAAGGGAATCGTCACTTCTGATGCCCTGTTTGTGTTCACACCTAAAAACATTGATAAGTTTACACAATGTAAAGGTCGCTATATAGATTATGATAAGATTGATGCTGAAGGGAAATCTATCACAGACTATCCCATAGGAAAAGAACCCCACAAGTACTTCGATGAATATTGCGCCGAGAGTTATTCTGTTGACGACATTGAAAAAATAGAGTGTTTTGAAGTGGTACGCCGTTCTTTTCCTAAAGCAAAATTCAAATTAAATAATACGCTATGCGAACATTCACCCCCCCAAGTGCGAAAACTGCATCTCTTACGACCATATAAAATGCGGTTGCAGAGAGAAAAGCTCACCTCTGTTCGGCGGCAATATCAGTCCGCTGCACCTCGCTTGCAGCAGTTTTGTAAGTCTATCAAAAGTGTATGCACCGAAGAACCGTGTGAAGAAATGGCACAAGGTGCGAACGATGGACGACATGAGCGACAGCAGGGCGAGATTGATATAAACTTCTTAAATGTAAATATATGATTTATGTAGATATCGAAAAGCTCGAAAGTTTTAGGCATCAATGTGACTTGGATTTTAGCGGTCCTAAATATTATGGACAAGCTCTTCAAAACTCCAAACGAAGACCTAAAAAACGGAGATCTAAAACAAAAAAACATAAATAATTAACAATTAAACAATAAATAAAATGGCAAGTTACAACGGCAACATCGACTTGCTCTCCTTAAATGGAGCGCAGGTGTTCAAGGGTATCGACTCGAAAAACCCTGAGCGTGTATATGTCTGCATTCCGGCAGGCTTGAACGAAATTAAAGTGGAGCAGGCTCCTAAAGACCCTACTCGCACATTGGCTAAGTTGCGTGTAAACATCTGGCCACTCAACGAGCAGTACAAGGCTAAGGTGCGCCAGGCTGCTTTGGAGCGTGGCGACAGCAACGTGACCGTACCGACACACGAAATGCAGATGTCGTTTTCGGTTGACTATATCAAGGACATTGTACGGAAGTTTCCGAAGCTCGTAGAGCAAGTGAAGGAAGCCAACAAAGAACGCGACCCCGAGATTGTAAACCAAGACCCCACCGACGAGAATACTCACCTCTTCAAGGCTATCCGCCAGCGAATGAATAAGCGCCTGGCTATGCTCTACCAGCCACAGACAACACAGCAGCCTTCACCATACGCCACACCGAATGTAGGCGTAGCAGGAGCAGCTACCGGATATGTGGCACCAGCCGAGAATACTGACCCACTCGCAGGCTATACCGATGCCGACGTAGGCGACCTGCCGTTCTAATTCAAAATGCGCAACGCGCATAATTCAAAACTCAAATTTCAAAACTCAAAACTTATGAAGTTACAAGCCCTATCATCCAAAGCCCTGCACGCTGCCCTTAACAAGTCGGCAAAGTGTATCGGCTCTAAAAATCCCATTGCCATTTTCGACAATGTGCTGCTGACCTGCAACGAAAGCGGTCTGTTCTTTCTTACGTCATCTACAGCAGAAGCACAGCTCACCATCCCTGCGCCCATTTCGTTGTGCGGTGGCAAGTTTGATAAGCCGATAGTGCTACCTATAAAGATGCTCAGTTCGCTGTTAGGCACCCTGCCCGACTGCGTTGTTACTCTTGATATAGAGGAGGGCGGATCGTCGTTCACTGTAGAGTATTGCACCGGCAGTGGCGACAACGTTAAGTCGGGCAAGGCTAAAATGGCTTATTTCTCGGGCAACGAATACCCTCAGATGCTATTGCCCAAGAGTGAGGCATCAACAATTATTTGCCTGCCTTTTCAGTTGTTCCATTCTGTTGTAGATACTGCTGATAAGTTTGTTCAGATAGACGAGCTTCGCCCCCAGCTTTCCAGCTTGTGTGTAGACATTGCCGACGACCGCTCAGAGGTGGTCTTTGCGGCTACGAACGGACATACGCTTGCAAAGATAGTACACAGCAATGATCCGCAGAAGGGTGGCAGTGATTTCTTCCGTAGTGGCGAGCCTCGCAAGACGCTTATCCACCGCAATTACTTCCGCACGTTGTCAGCCTTTGACGGATGCGAGGAGATCAGCATCGAGAACGACGGAAACACCATCCGTTTTTCGTCGGGCGACATCGAACTTATTTGCAAGCACATGGAGGGCAAATACCCTAACTACAGCGGCGTAATTCCGAAGTCCAACCCCTACTTCGTCGTATTTGACAAGAAGGAAATGACTGACATCCTGCGCCGTGTCAGTCTGTTCTCAAGTAGCGCAAGCAATCTTGTAAAGGTAGAGAAGAACGGCATTTTTATCAACGTTTCTGCGAGTAACATGGATTTTGCTTTGTCCGGCGAAGACCAGGTGCTCATATCTAACGCAGAGTGCCCCGACAATTTCCGCATCGGATTGAAGTCGTCGGCTTTTCAGACCTGTATCAACTCCATTCCGTCGGACACCATACGAATGCAGTTGCTTGACGCTTCGCACGCCGTAGTGCTCACCGCTGACACACCTGCGCCTAAAGTGATGACGCTTGTGATGCCGATGCTGCTTGACGATTAATTGATAATTCATAACTAATAATTAATAATTAATAATTAATAATTAATAATCAAATGGACGATACTCTCCTCTTTATTCCGCCTTGCTGCGTAGACAATAAGCTGCCCAAGGCGGTCAACCAGGCACCTCACCGTCAGCTCACGTTTTACACACATGGCGACGTAACGGTGGAGAAATTCTATAAGGCAGTGAGCCACCTCGTGATAGACTCTCACGTAATGGTGCTCACCATGCCTTTGCCTAAGCAAGAGACATTTATGTTTCTTGAGCAATGCTTTGAGCGAGGATGGATAACCCACCTCGTGCTATCCACCTACCGCTCATGCGACTCGCTCATAGCAAAACACCTTGGCGATTACGCCGACCGTATCATCTATGCGCAAAGCGACGATGTGAGCGACCTAAGCAGCCACATGGTGCTCTACAACAAAGACAGGGCATTGACACTAAGCGGACCGATGTTCGACCGTCCGCAAATAGATGTACGACTGGCTGCATACACAATAGTATTCCATCCCTCCCACCTGCTAAACTCTACAGCCGACTGGGGTAATTCACTCCGCAATATTCTCTTCCCCGACGTACTGCGTCAGCGCAAGAAGATGTTTGCCGGAGGTGTAAAATTGATAAAGGATAAGGAAATAGACAGGTTCATACACTTGGAATTTCCGCCATTCAAAGAAGAATAAATATGAGACCACTTACACAGTCATTCACCGAGCTGCGCCGCTATATGGAAAAGTGGCAATGGAACGACCCACGCACGGGTCAGCGCGTCACCGGCTTCAATCCACCGCAGACAGCACGCAACGTGGCACGTATGCCGTTCTACATACGTTTCCTCACCAAGACGGGACATGTAGACACCGGCACCTGCGTCTGCCTCTCGGTTGACACCATACGCCACCAGCGCAAGGTGCAGTTTGTGGAGAGTGGCGAGATAAGGGTTGTGAACGACATACTCGTGCTCGAAGTAGATGGCACGAGATTTATAACGCATTAAAACGATTTGTTTACATGGAGTTTAAGTCATTTTTTTATGGTAGATTAATATTGTTTTTAAAGCACTACTCTGGTTCGTGAGAATAGGAGTGGATTTCTAAAACGTTTTTATTTTTGATGGAATTTAGTTTACTTTCTCGCTCGTGAGAGTGGGGAGGTTTTTAGAGTTTTTTATTTGCTCCGTGTGCGCAGTCTATAATATAAACAACTTTTAAAAAATCAAAAATATGAATTTGTTCAAGTCAAAGAAAAAGCAGTCGCTAAAAGAACTGCGTGACCTTACCGCCGTTTGTTCAATTCTCGACGAGTTTGAGCGTAGGGGCATTATCTTCTGGCGTCGCAGGGACAATCTTCTCCTTATCGAGGAAGTCCTCGCTGTGTTAAAGTTGGCTGAGGGACGTGCCGGCTTCCACAAGTTCCTCAATCAGGTTGCCATGTGGCAGAGTAATAAACTTATTAACGAGGCCTACGAAGCATATCGTATAGAGGTAGAAACGGACGCCGTGCGCAAGGCACAACTCAAGTTCGCAAATCTCACCAAAGCCGACATTATGCGCATCCGGCAAGAGGCAAGAGAAAACATGCCGATGCTGCCTATGGAGCAGCTTGACTGCATCAAGGAGTTCGACATATTCGTTGTCCGAGCTAATGCTCCTTCGGCGCAGAATGCTACAGAAGAGAGCGGTCAACTCCTTGCTCTTGGCCATTACGACGGAGAGAAGGTAGAGATGGCAATGTACGATGATGTGAAACACAACCTTGTAAATAGCGACAATGATTAAAGTGTCTTTCAACCATCACGATTTTCTGTTCGCCATCGAAGGATTTGTTCATGGCTCGCATCTACGTCAGCACGTATGGCGCAATATCGTCTATAAGGCGATTCCTCAGATGTCTGCTGACGATATGGACTTTTTGTGGTTTTTCCTTCGTCGCGATACGTTCGACGTTTATTTCTGTCAGAATCGACCTCGCTTCGGCTACTATGATTTCATGCACGTGCTCGCTGCTCTGCATCGTGGCAATCGCTATAAAGTGTTGTTCAGGTCCGAGGATGGTACCAAAACGTTCAGGGCGTTCTGCTACCGCTTCCACGGCAAGTATAGACCGCTGCATCTTTATTGTTTCAATGAAAGTATGCGGAGGTGGAAACTTCAACATGCAATAGAAGCGTTTGATGCCTTTATTCCCGACGATCAGATAAAGATGGCAGTAAGAAGTCGAGGGGTACGCAACGAGTACATACAAGAAGACAAGGAAGAGTGGTGGAACGATCTTGACATATACGACGACTTTTGCGAGCGTTTTAACTTAATAAGTCAAAATTAAAAAGCTAAATGTATAGATATGGACCCTAAGCTAAAGAAATTTATAAAGCAGTACAAGGATAGTTGTAATAAGTTGGCAGAACTCGTCAATATGCAACTGTTTTCCGGTTGCCGCAAGTGGTATTGGATAGGAGAGGAAGTAGGTGGGGCGTGCGACTTTGAGGAAGCCGACGTACTGAATCCGGAAGACATGGTTCGCATCATCGAGAATGGTCTGACCTATGACGAATATGCCGAGTGGCGAGACGCTAACCTCGACAACAATCGTTACATCAATCTCAAGTCGTGGCTCTTGGGGCTACGGCATGATATGTTGAAGGAAGAAAAAGGAACAATTTAATATTAGCATTTTTTTTATCAATTTGTTTGGAAGGGCAGCCGTTGTGATAACGTCTGCCTTTCGCCTTTCTTTATATACCCGAAAACTCAAAATTGAATAATCCAAAATGCGTGTAGCGCACAATTCAAAACTCAAAACTCCCATCATCTTCCACTTGGCAGCACAAACCAACCGCCACCGCCACGGAAGAACTTGTAACCTAAGTACAGAGTATCGAAGGCATCCGTGAAGTCGGTACGTTGCTGTAAGGGCAGTGTGTCCTCACTTTCTGGCTTCTTTTCGCCCGACTTATCCTTATGAAATCCTTTGTACGAAATCTGCACTTCGCAGAGCTGCATGGCTATGATAAGATCGGGGTTGTTTATTTGGTTAATACGGATAGCGGGGTAGGAGAGGTGAGCAAGACCGTCGTTAATGATTTGATGTTTCACCTCGTGCTTTTCCGGCGCACCCATGTCTATTGCTGTCACGTTCCAACCTCGTTTCTCCAGTTCTGCAATCACTATCATATAGAAGCGTTCGTCGCTTGAAGCGTACGAGGCTCTCTGCTTGGCAGTGGAATCGTAGAAATACGTCACGTCGCGGTTGATGGCTCGCTTCGGAGCGTAGTAATCCGAAAAATCGGCAATTAGTTCGCGTAGTTTGCGCTCGTTCTTTACGTAAAAACTCTTTATCACATTCAGACACTCCATGCCGTCACGCGCGTAGCCTTGTCCCACAACGAGCGTATTGATGTTAGCGTTATAGTCGAGAGCTATATATAGAGGCAGGGAGTTGATGCAGTCGGAATCCATGCGGCAGTCGTTGCGCTCGGCGAGTTCCTTAAAGTCGGGTTGGTAACTCTCGCTTGTGATGCGTTTGCCGTTGATGATGCCACTTACCTTTTGTGTGCTAAAATTCGCCTGATTAAGAACGTCATCATCTGGGATATATCCGTGAACATGATCAATGTCGAGGTTGGAGTAAAAGCCATCGTTTGACTTCTGCATCTTGACGTTAAGAATTGAGACCGCGAAGGTGTATGGCGGAAGGTCACGCTTCATCTGACGAATATAGTCTTCACTCAAAATATCCACATTGTCGAGCGATGACGCACGGCGCACGCAGAAAGCCACACGGCGCAGCTCACGCAGATAACCATCAGTGAACTTCTTTGAGCGCAGAAACATCTGCATCTCGAAATCTTCTTCTGGCGTGATAAGATACTCATAATCGTAAATTAGTTCGGCATCGTCCTGTGGAATGAGTTTATAGTTGATAGCCATCTCCACCATGCCCTTTGTGACGTGTTGGCCATGGTTGGGCATTATCTTGAACTGTCCCTCATGCTTCATCATCTTCAGAGCCACGGCACGGATCATCGTGCGCAAATCCTTCGGCACCACATGAACCGAGTGACTGTTCTTCTTGGCGTTATACAGCAGGTCGTTGTAGCGTATCACCTTATTTGCATAATCCTCCAACTGCTCCTGCACCCATCGGTAAGTCTTACCCTTGAACGGACCCGTCTCTACGGTCAGGTCCAGTTTCTCCTCCTCCTTCTCCAGCCACGAACCTTTGGCAGTGAGCGAGGCATCCGAGAGAAAGCGTGTTGATTTATACATCGGGTTGTGGTCAGAGAAGTTGATGTCGCCCAGCGGATGCGTCTGACCTGAAAGAGCCGGCATCAATTCGTCCGTTACTTTCTTATACGGGAAGAATCTCGCCTCGTCGCCCACCATTGCCGAGAACGTGTAGGAGTTGGCAGAGGCAGTCTGCGAGAGAGATATAAGAACCCATCCGGCACCATTCGCCAGCCAAATATAGTTGTCGTAGTTCTTAGGTTTGAATATACTCTCGCGAGCATGTTTCGGCGGTCGTCCCCACCCAAAGTGAATGCCCTGCGTAAAGCCGAACATGCGTTCCATGGCAGCCATCGTACTCGGGATGGTCTTGCCGAAGCCCTGTTGACGCGACACTGCCACCCATGCGCCGAGCATACCAGGCATGGAGTTGCTTGCCGTCCAGACGTAAGGAGCCACCAAACCATCGGTCTTACCCACACGGCGGGCAGCAATCACTCGCTCGTCTTTGGCTCCCATGTATAGCGACTGCTGCTGGAACTTAGTTAAGTAAATATTATGTGCTTGCTGCATTGTTATCCTGATGTTTTATGTCCTACATGCCATTTATTGCACGTCCTGCACCGGTACACCGTATATCTCTGTGCTTTGAGATTCGGGTTCTCTTGTAAGAACTCCCAAGCATCATCCTCGGTCTCGTATGTTTTCTTCGCCTTCCATGAGTGCTGCTTGCGAGTGTAGTGTTCGGGGTCCGGCTTGAATGGCGGAACCTTGTTGAAGTATTTGTGTCGGTTGTTACTCATGTGTTGTTTTTGTGTTGTTTTGTGTTTTCTGTTGTTCAGTTCCCGTCAGTTAAACCACTTCACAGTTGTCTCGCCCTTATACCCTTTCTCCCACACGAACCATGCGTAAGCCGCTGCGCTGCTGCCGTACTTGTCGAAGTCGCCATTCATAGCACATTTCAGTCGCGACGAACTTACCCAGACACGAATGGGGGGGTAGAACGGAAGAGAGCGCGTCGAGCCTTGCCTTCGAGGAAAGTCAGCTTTAGAAACATCGCCACTTTCTTTCCTTCGGGAATGATGCTCAGAGCCTTCTCCACAAACTGCTGCGCATATTTGTAGGGTGGATTGGTCACGATGTTGTCGTTCCACTCCTGGTTGTCAATAGCGAGAAAGTCAGCCACCTCGCCGTAACCTCTATCCACAAGGTCGCGGCTCACCACCTCATACCCTGCTGCCTTCAGCACCTCGCTTATGTGTCCTTCGCCACACGCAGGTTCCAATATTCTACCGTCGAATTGTTCCAACCGGCAAAGCCACTCCGTAGCTTTTGGCTCCGTAGCGTAATAGTCCTCACGCTGTCGTTCTCCGTCAGCATGATTACTCGCTCCTAATGTCTTGAACACGGCAGCCGAGCCGCCCACCCAGTCCTTAGCCATTGCAAGCCTCCTTTCTGTTTATATTGCTATTACTCATAATGTATGACGTTGTGTGTTGTTTACGATTCCTCTCCAAAGTCTATTTTAAGATATTGGAACCTCTCGGCATACCATTGTCTGTACGATTTGCCCGAAATCCACCAGTCGTAGATGTTTTCCGCTATTTCGTTTTCCTGCTCCTCTGTCAAGCGGTCAGAAGAGGAGCTGGACGAAAACCCGTGCATTGCAAGAGACCATATTCCCGTGTTTCGCCTCTTGTTTCCGTTTTGTCCCCAGTCGGATTGTTTGTAGAATCTAGCTGAATCCAATGTTCCGGGTCGGGATGCTTGATGTAGCCGCCTGCGTTCTGAGCAATCCTCTGACGTCTCTGAGAGGCATCCAGTCCTTGTGGATATTCCTTCAGATATATTCTTTTTTGAATACCCCCCCCGTTTCGGATGGCCTTAATCGCCTTAATCCAGTTACTCTTTACATGTGGATAGCGTTCGTTTTCTATCATTTTTTGCTTATGCGAACTCATCGGACAGCCGATGCAACCTATGCGGTGCCAGCCTTCGTCGTAGAGCGAGCAATGCGGAACTTTCACAACATCATTAAGAAATTCCCATACGTCTTGCTCGGTCCAATAGATAATGGGCGAAATCAGTAGACTCTCTTTGCCGTGGATGCAACCTAACGTCTGTTCCTCGTCGGCATTGGTGATGTTCACTCCGTCCTCTTTTGACTTTCGCCTTATGCGTTTAGCCTTCTGCTCTTGTCTATACTCTTCAAGACCATCGAGGTCGCCGCTAAACTTTCGATTGTTTATCTCCACCTCGTTGCGCTTTGCCCGGCGCGAACTCTCTGCCTTACGTATGCCGATAAGCGTAACCTTGCCAGCACCTGCCGTTTCCTTGTATTCAGCGCAGCACCAACGCACACGCATAGTTGGCAAAATCTGTCTTTCTACGGCACTTTGAAAGATGGATTTACCAGGCTTGTTTAGTTCCACCTCGGGATAGTTTTTCTTCACGAAGCGTATCACTTCGGGCGGGTCAACGCTCGTAAGATTCATGTGACCTTGAAACCTTACCCCCGCTAACTGTGCGATATGGTAGAGAGCCTGAGAATCTTTGCCGCCGCTAAACGCCAAAAAATAACCTTGCTCGGCATCATAGTTGAGCGCAATCCTCTCTGCCTTCTGCAACAGCTCCACCGAATGAAGTATTTTTTTGCGCAATCGAGCCGAAGCGCGTTCCAATGCTTCAGCAAGTGTAATGTCTATATTCATGTCTGTTTTGTAAATTTGTTGTTAATCATATTCCGTACTCCTTTAAATATTCCTCACACCAGAATCCCTTTCTTGGCGAGAAATCCTTAAAGTCGGTAGCACAGAAAATCGTCCGATTGTTGTACCATCGTGCCATATCCTTCTGCCATTTGGGAATTGTGTGGTTTGGGTTCGTCGGGTCGCGGTAAGGCTGTGCGTAAGCGTACACGGCTCTGCCTTCATGGTCATGGCGAAACTTTTGCAGGCGTTCCCACCAATAATGCAGTCGGTGGTAGCACTCGTGGAAGTCGTTTTTGCCGCCAATCATCGTATATAGGAAATACTCACCACGGAATCCGGCAGCGGTGATGAGCTGCATGGCACGTTCACATTCCGCAATCTGCGCTGTGGTGTCGCAGCCGAAGCGTATGCGCGAGTCTATCCATTTCACCTTGCCCAACAGCTCGGCATATTCGGGAGTAACCAACCGTGCGTCCATTGCCTGATTGAAGTCGATATGCAGACCGAGGTCGATTATCTTCTGAAGCTGCTTTTTTGCATAGTCGCCCGCCGCAAGAATGTTGCTATCCATCAGCACAATATGCGTGCGCCCCTCGATGGCTATTTCTTCAATATCCATGTAAGGACGTATGTGTCCTTCCTTTTTCGGAACGACACACCAGAAGCATTTGTTAGGGCATCCTTCTGTCAGTTTGCCTACGGCTTGATTTTTAGGCAGCCAAGGGTACATCGTATAGAGAGGTTGGAGCTTGTCTATCTCGTCGGGCAGACGCTTATAGATGTCGTAGCCCGTGCCACCCTTCTCCAGTCGGTCGTAAGAAAACTGGTTGAAGTCTATATCGGGCGAGAAATTGAAAACTTTGCTGGCATACAATATGTCGTAATGATGTCTGTTGAACAGGTCAATAGGTTGCGCCCATTCAACATCATCGCCCTGCATAGTGTGCCAACGGGCAATCTTGCCGAGAGCCACGTTAGGGTATATCGTAGCACCCCATTTCTTTTTGCCGTGTCGTCCGTCCACGTCTATAAGTCCTATTCTCATTATTTATTCTCCTTTATATATCCGAATGGCTACTAAAACAAATCATCCATCAAGAGAAAGTCGTCTAATGGAATACATACCTCTCCTTCTTTTTCTCCATTAGTTCCGAATATATCGTATCTGCCATACGCATCGAACAGTGGAGTTAATATGACTTTTTCCTCGTTTCTTATTTCAGCGATGAAAGGTGTAGGGTCTTTGTAGCGTGCATACCATTGTATTTTTTCATTCAGGCGGTGCAAATAGGTTTTTCTTCCCTGATATTCCACTTCTTCCTGAAACATGAAAATTTCCCCCTTAACGGCTTTGTCGATCAGGCGTTTTATCTTGTTGAACTTTTGCATCTTTTCCTTATTCTGCGCTTTTTTTATAACCATGGGATACTTCACTCTTCGTTCTTCCCTCTTCACTTTCTGTCTCCATATATTCAAAGTAATCTGGCTCCTCCGGCTTTCCGCTACTGAGCAGTTCTTCATCCTCGATTTCTTGGAGGTCTTTTGTGGTAAGACCGTACTTTCGAGCCATGCGCAGCTTCTCCTCTTCGGTGTAGTTCACGCGGTCGCGCTTGACGATGCTCACGTCCTGCGTGATGGCAATACGACTCATGTCCGGCATCTCGTCTGTAGCGTCCTTCTCCTCCTGAAAGTTGCCATACACGTTAGCCAAGGCCTGCATACCTTTATCTACTGCACGATCGTTATTCTGTTGCTTACCCGTGCGTATCAACCATTCGGCACTGCTCAGATACATAGCCTTGTGTCGTGGACTCTCGTCGGTCTGGAAGAAACGCATCAGGTGGTTGCATACCAGCACGTCGTTGTTGAGCTCCGTGACGGTACGCGGGCAGATATTGCCCTCGTCGTCGAGAGTAATCTTCAGCGCAAGCACATACTCCTGCGCCTCCTTATTGCTCTGCGCTGCCTGGTTGAAGAACATCTCATAGTCACGTCGGGCGATATTGCGGCACACCGTCCGAGGGTCGATGTCCTTGTTTTGCACCCATCGCTTGTAAAACTCCGAGCATATCTGCATACGGTAGCGTTGCTCCAGCTTTGGGAACGCCGTTTCTATACTTGTGCCGTAACTCAACCATTTGTCAATGCGGGCGAGCGTGTTTTGTGTAAGTCCTGACATATCATCATTAGTTTTTTTGTTTCTTGCCTTAAAGTTACAATATTGCCCGTCCCCCATACGGACATACTTAATCTCCCCGCACTCCACAATGTCCGTTATGTGTAGTAACTAATCAGTAAATTTGTTGTATAAAATTCAGGACAACAACACAAAAACACAACACAAAACATGAACAATCCATTCTACGTTTCGCGAGCCATTGCCGCAGTGCTCGGCTTGCTGTGGGTTCACATCGAACCCTCGATCAATTTTATCACCGTGTGCTTCTTCGCTCTCATCATCGACTGCTATACGGCATGGCGGTGCAACCGTCGCATCTACCAAAGATACCGCGAAGAGATAAAGCGCAACCCGAAGTGTAAGATGGACGGCAAGTTGCGCTCCAAGAAGATGGCTAAGATGGTATGGACCTTCTCCGTGCTCATCATGTGCATCTGCCTCGCCTCATATCTCGATCGTAACATTCTTGGCTATATGAACACCCACCTCGCCAACCAGCTCACCGCCATGTACTGCCTCGTTCAGTTCGTCAGCATACTTGAAAACGAGAGCACCTGCAACGGAGCAGCTTGGGCAAGAGTGCTGCAAAAGATTGTGGCAGACAAGACCGAGCGACACTTCAACGTGAAACTGAAAGAACTGATGAAGGACAAGGAAGCGGAGGAAGCAGCGAAAGAATAACAAACAAAACTAAGCAGCATTATGACAATAAGCAATATCCTTGAGCATTGGGCTTCCATCTACAAGCCCCTATCTCACAAACCCGAAAGCGAACGCCTCGAAGACCAGAGTTTCTTCCGCATCCGCTACATCGACCTTGAGAACATTTTCTCCCGGAACGCCAACATTGTTCATTCACCGTGTATGCTATACAGCGTACTGATCACCGGCGAACTCGTTGATGCAAAGAAGGCCTCTGTCTCTCACCAGGTGTGGTTTCTCGCCAAGGTAAAGGACACGCCGCAGACCCTTGGCCGTTACGACGGCAACAAGATAGAGCGCACGGCAAACGACCTCGCCGACTACTGCAAGGATCTCATAGCATGGCTTATCGAGGTGAAGCGCACAGGCCGCTGCCCCGTCACAAAGCGCAGTTTTGCCGATGATGCCGTGGTGATGGCAGAGCTGCAAAGCATAGACACCAGCTCCATCTCCTTCGGTTTGGTGGGCGACATCTATGCCGGACAATGGCTCGTTGTGGGCATGGACTGGAAGAGTCTGCAACCGCTATACAATTTCGCGTGTGGCAGCAATGGCAAGTATATCGTGCCGAAAGATGAAAACTCGGATGATAATAAAAAGTAAAACATCATGCCAAAACCCATACAAACCCCAGCCTTTGATTTCAAGGACACCGCACGATGGTATCTTGGCGACGTATTGCGTCAGCTCAAGATAAACACCGAGACGCAGTGCATTTTCCCGAAGGAGATTTATAGCGGCTTTCGGGCAATAAACGATGCACGCGGAGCACGCGGACAATGGCACGCTGCGGGAGTGGGCGTAAACTCTTTCCAAGGTAGAATAGTGAATGATACTCCCGAAGGTTGGACCTACGAGTTTACCTACAACGACTATATGCGCTTCGTGGATATGGGTGTAGGTCTCGGTACTAAGTACAACGATGTGGATAGCGCACGAAAGGCCAACTACTCTCGCCGCTATGTCCGTTCCTGGAAACGCTATGGTGCAGGTCGATCGCAGCGTCCTGCTATTATGATGGAGCTTCGACACCTGCAATCGCGTATGCAAAACTATCTTGTTGACTTCTACGGATTTCAAGGTGAAGCGCAGATGATTAAGGCTTTTGAGGATTCGGATATTCATATCACACTCTAATAACACAAAACGACAATAACAATGGCAACACAAAGATTAGCAAAAGTAGTAATCACAGCTAATGCCTCTACAGCCAAGAAGGTATTGGAAGAGATTGACGCTCTTGTGCAGAAATATACTGCTGACATTCAGAAGATGACTGCCGCAGGTCAGGCTAATACGGCTGAGTGTAAGCAAGCAGAACGCACGCTAAAGGCTCTCTCGCAAGTGCAGCGCGACAATATCGAGGACACGAAACGATTGGGTGAGGTGGTGCAAGACCTCACCAATACTAAGCTCCGCGACCTTCGCCGTGCGCTTGGTTCGGGTAAGGCGGCTCTCGCTAAACTTACAGGCTCGGATGCAGACTTGAAGAGAGCAGAACAGATACGAAGCGAGATGAAGCAGGTGGGCGATGAGATACGCCTTATAGAAGGTCAGTATGTCAAGATCCCCGATGGATTAAAGAATATAAAGAACCAGTCAGACCAATGGCTCGACAAGGCCATCAAGCAACAACGCGACCTCGTAGGCTCATTGGAAAAATCGGATGCGTCGTATCAGCAGAATCTCGCCACATTGAAGCAGCTGGAAGCCGAGGAGGATAGACGCAAGGGCAAGATGAGCGTGTTGGAGGCACGTCAGACTGTAAGCAATGGTAATGCTTCGGCATCTGATTTGCGCCGAGCCAAGACTACGCTTACTGAGGCCCGCGACAATACACCTACAAAATTTTCTGATACTATTGGCGATTATAATCGTGAGCTCCAGGAGATAGAGAAGCGATTGGAGGCCGTGTCGGGCAAGACTCAGAAAGCATCAATGAGCTGGAAGCAGATGAAGCAGGTATTGGCTGAACCCAACAAGGCTTCGGGCGAAGATATAAAGCGCACGATGGAAGTGATACAGCAGAAGATACAGCAGCTTCCTGCTGGCAGCAAGTATGTAGCCGACCTCCGTCGCCAATACTCCATGCTCGAACAGACTCTCAAGGGTACCCGTATGTCGCAGAGTGCCCTCAACGACATTCTCGCTCGTAGCAAGCAGGGTAAGGCTTCCCTCGACGAACTGCGCCGTGCTTACAAGCAACTCGAAGAGGAACTAAACCAAATCAACACCAAGAGCAAGGAGTTTGCCGACAAGCAGAAGTCGATGAAGGAGCTGAAGAAGAACATCGACGAGGTGACGGGCGCAGCCAACAAGCAGGGTGGGGTATGGCATACAGCGATGAAGAACCTCACGGCATACGTTGGATTGTTTGCAGCGTTCAACAAGGCGAAAGAACTTGTGACGGGTGCCATTAAGAAGAATTTGGAGTATTCAGGTTCGTTGACCGACATCCGTAAGGTCAGCGGTCTGACTATGGAGGAAGTAAAAAAACTCTCTACTGAGTTGGCCAAAATAGACACCAGAACATCCGTTGATGGACTGGCACAGCTCGCGTACCAGGGTGCGAAGCTCGGTATGGGCAAGTATGGTGTTGAAGGTATGGCCCAGTTCGTAAGAGCCGCGGATCAAATCAATGTAGCCATTGGTGAGGAGATGGGCGAGGAAGCTCTTCCGGCACTCTCTAAGATGGTGGAAGTTATGGGACTTATTCCGAAAATGGGTATCGAGAAGGCTATGGAGGCTACAGGCTCTGCCATGTTTAAGTTGAGTTCTACGAGCACATCTACTTCCAACGACATCGTTGAATTTTCAAAGCGACTGACGGGTGTTGCTCGTACCGCGGGTATCACAACCGACCAGTTGCTCGCCCTCGGTTCGGCAAGTTCTTCGATGATGCTTATGCCGGAGGTGGCTTCTACGGCTATGGGTAAGTTTATCGTAGCTTTGCAGAAAAACCACAACCTTATTGCAAAGGAACTCGGCATACCCGACGAGACCATTAAGAACCTCTATGCGTCGGGTCACGCTATGGATGCTATCGTGCTTGTACTTGAGAAGATGCGCGACAAGGGTAATATGAATGCCTTGGGCGGAATTTTTAAGGACCTCGGCTCTAACGGTCAGCGACTCGTTACCGCTATGGTTACGATGTCGAAGAACGTGGATATGCTCAAGGATCATCTCTACGAGTCGGAAGAGGCATTCCGTGAAGCCACAGCCGTAGGTAAAGAATACTCGATGCAGCAGCAGAGTGCCATCGGTATTCTCGAAAGAGCTAACAACCTTTGGGAAAAGGCGTTTGTCAATCCTGACGGTGTAGACGCTGTAAAGGGTATGGCGGAATGGTGGTATGAGATGTCGGCAACGATGACAAGCTCTCCGTTGCTGAAAGGCACATTGCTTGTTTCTCTTCAGATGATTCTTATAGCATTGAAAGCCGTAGCGTTCCTTTTGCCGGTAATCATTGGCTATATAGCTTCACAGGGTCTTTATTCTGGTTTGAGCCTTTTGTGGCAATACTTGACAGCGCTGGGTGTAGCGGTAAAGAGTATGTTTCAATACACAAGAGCTCTCTTCACGGCTAATGCAGCGCAAAGCACGTTAAATAAGACAATGAAGCTAAACCCATGGATAGCTCTCGCGAGTGTTGTTGTCGGCGTGGCAGGAGCTATATATGGATATACACAACGTGCAAAGGAGGCGGCTGAAGCAGCGAAGGAAGCTGAAAGACAGGCAAACGCATGGAAATCCACCCTCGGTCAGGCTGCTGTGGAAACAGCAAATCTTAACAAGAAGCTCGAAAACTATAAGCGAATGATGAACGAATCGAACCTTTCACAAAAGGAACGTCAAGGCCTCATATCTCGATTCAACAAGGATTTCCGTTCGTATATCTCTAATCTCGGCATTGAGATTAAAAACGTAAAGGATTTGCGTGACCATTATTCAGAGTTAGCGCAAGAGGCTCAGAGGGCTACTTATTATCGTATGATGGAGAAAGCGAAGCAACAAGCTCTGCCAAAACTCGATGCGGATAGAGATTCGGCCGCCAACGCTTTGCTGGCTCAGGTTCAAAAATTGGGCATTGACAAACTTGGGGTTTCTTTCGCTGATATAGACCGATGGGTTAGCAAGGGTGCGAACGGTAACGCTCTCTTTTGGAACTTGGTAAAGAAGATGCCTAAGAACAAGTCGGGCTTGAGAGACGGCTTTAATTGGAAACTTGGTAAGGACGGTTTTATTTATCGAGATACCTATGACGGAGGAAAGGCGGGTATTAATTCTGATGATAGTCAGATGCAGTACAAACTCCGAGATTTGTTGTTTACTTCTCGTTGGTACGCTAATGCTACGGGTAGAAGAAGAAAGAAAGAAAAGGATATTGAAGACAATTACCATAAGTGGTTTCCTGAAGGCTATACTCCTTATCCCGAGGAGGATCCTGGTACTCTCGAAAACAACGCTCCCGATAAGGACGCTATTGCACAGGAAAAACGAGACAAGCGCGACCGTGAGCGTGCTTGGCGTGAGGAGTTGAAGCAGAAGCAGGATCAGGCGAAGGCTATCATGGATGACGTGGACAACTACTACGACCGTCAGATTAACGCTAAGTTGGCTCAAGCCATATCTCTTAATATGGATAAGACCGAGCAGGAGCAGTTCGTTCTTCCTTTGAGGCAAAACAAAGAAATAGCTCGTTCGCAGGTGCGTCTTGCTGTTGCAGGTAAACCGAATAAGTGGGAGGATGCAAAGAAGATGATGACTGCTGATATGGTGGAGCAAGCGGATGAGACGGGTGTAAACCTTTCGGAAAATTTGCTTGACGGTATATTGAAAAATAATATCGGCAATCTACGCAAACTCATGGAGCAGTTTGGTAAAAATCTCGGTTTGTCTATGAACTCCATCACGGCAGAGATTTTTGCAAAAGCCACTCGTAGCGAGCAGGAAATTCTGAAAATGAAGCTCAAGCAGATGGAGGCTCGCCGTAAGATTGCTATGGAGCATGACTATACGGGCATTGTTCAGCAGAACTCGTATGACAGCTTTAACGAAATGGGTTTTGCAGCCCCTACGAAGGAAGAGACTACTGTCACCAAAAAAATGGTTGACGGAAAGGAGATTCTTGATACGTCTGCTTTTGATAAGCGCAGAAAAGCTATTAAGGATATGTACGAGACAGCTCGCAAGGAACTCGCCCAGCTATATACCATTGATGTATCAACAACGGATGGTAAGGGAATGCTGATGAAGATGCTCTTTGGCGATGATCCTGACGGTATGGCTGCTCGAATAAAAGCGTCATTGGGCGAAAGCGAGGAAAGCTGGAAGGCTTTTTACTTGAATCTTATCCAGTATTCGGATAATTACGCGGAAGCCGAAAAGAAAAAGTACGACTCGACAAAGAAAATCTTAGATTTCTGGTGGTCTTCCAATAAGCGCAATCTTGCCCAGCAGGACAAATTGCGCAAGATACAGAATGAGAGCAACCTTTTCGGCAAGCGCACAAACCTCCTTTCTAATCTCGGTCTCGCCAATCTTACAGCCGACCCTGAAATAGAGCTGATGAAGGCGCGTATGCAAGCTGCTGAAGATTATTACGCCTTTGTGGAACGTAACACGAAGAACAAGCAGCTTGTCGACGAAGCCGAACGTGCTCGCCAGGAGGCCGAACTTGCTTATGCCAATCAGATGGCAACAGCCATGAAGTCGCGTCTCTCACAGATGAAGGAACTCGTGCAGCCTATCGAGGATTTCGGTGCTGCCGTAGGACAGGCTCTTGCCGAGATGCGCTACGATGCCGAGAGTGCAAACGACGCTATCAAATCTGCCCTCAAATCCATGCTTGAATCCTGGGCGAAGATGGCACTCAACGACGTAAACACACAAATGTGGAAAGCCATCAACGATGCCAGCGCGAAACGAGGCAGAAAAAACGCACAGCCCGATATTGATGCGGCGCGTGCTAATGCCAAAGCTAATGCGGTAACGATGAATACGTCGGATATTGGCACAGCGGGCAATCCTGCTCATGTAATAGTGGACAATGAAACAAAGCCCTCGGATTCTATTGCAGATAAAAAGACAGATGTCGTTGTACACTCGGAACCAGGTGGACCTGATGCGCTCCCCACGGTTGCTCACAAGGATTCGCCTATGGCAACTTCTCCTATTTTGGTGCCCAACAACACCGAAAGACATGGAGCTGGAGGGCTTTTTAAAAGTGTCGCCCCCGACACTATGCCTTCTTACCCGTCGAAAGATAAGGTTAGCGCAGAACTCCCCGTAACAATAAAAGATGATAATGTTGTTGACTCTCGTTCTAATTCTCAGGAAAAGTCGGATTTGCAGCACGAATCTCTTTCGCGCGTAGAAGAGAAGAGAAAGGGTAATTTCCCCTCTGATTTTCATCCCGATCTATACCCTGAGATTACGGGCAATTCAAAGAAAGAAAGTCCTGTACCTACGGTTGATACAAAAAAATACGAACCGCAGGCAAACGCGGCACTAAAGCGTGCGCATAATAACAATAACCTTCAAAATGAAGAACATCGGGAGGGCGTTGTTGGTTTAGGCGATATACAAGAAAATGTTCGAGGTCTTTTAGAGGTTGCTAAGGATTTACAAAGCAAGGTCTCGGATAGAACAGATAGCAATGTTGGTAGTCCGGCGGAACAAACAGAGGAATCGGATTCTTCTGCAAATTCCACGTCGTATTTCGATCCTGCTCATCGCACACAAAAAGCCTTGCCCGCAGATGCTCAGGAATCTCAAGGCAAAGTTCGCAAATCGCCTTCAAATCAAAAACAAGGTTCTCCAGCGTTAAAGGGCGTAGCAGAACAGGCAGGAGGTTCTTTTGCTGATGCCATTACAGGACAATCTTCCTTTGCTGAAGCAGGCGCAGGAATTGTAATGGGCGGAGTAAATGCTGCGCTTAATGCAGATCTCGGTGACAGTAGGAAGAAAAAGAAAGAGGAAAAGCAGCGCAAAAAACAGCTTCGAGAAGAGAAGAAGCACCAAAAAGCTCTCTCTAAAGAGGTTAAGCAGGGCACAAAGGAGCGCGAGAAGACTACCGACAAGGGCGTGAAGAATATGACCGTTACAACGGAGCAAGGAAATAAAGAGCAGAGTAAAGGCACAGAGGTTGCACAGCAGACTATGTTTGGTGCAACAGATGCTGCTCTTAACGCTACTCTCGTCGCAAAACAAAAAAACAATGATGCAACTTTGCAGTCGGATGCAGTGCGCACTCAGGGCGAGGTGACATTCTCTATCGCTGGAGCAATGGCAAAGTGCTTTGAGTTCTTAGGTCCGATCGCTGGTCCTATTGCAGCTGCCGTAGTTATGTCTACTCTTATGGGACTTCTTCAGTGGGCTTTAAGTTCAGCTCTTGGTGGAGGAAAGAAGAAAAACTCAACCAAGGGTCCTAATACTAAGGTCGTATCTGGTATGCTTACCTACGACTCCGGCAACGTGCAAGACCTTCGTCCGTTTGTCGGCAACGATGGTAGTCTCTATTGGGCAACCGAGGACGACAAACCACACAACGGTGTGTCGCTCCTCACTCAGCCTACCGCTACCACCATTAACGGCCGTCCGTCGTTGGTAGCCGAGAACGGTCCCGAGTTGGTAATCGGACGTGAGACCACGCAAGCAATGATGATGAATAATCCGCAACTGCTGAAGGCTCTCGTCAATTACGACCGCAACTATTCCGGTCGTCGTGCTTACGACACTGGCAATATAGCCGAGACAAGCCCCACAATCGCCGCAGGAACTTCCGTAACCGACGAAATGGTGTCTTACCAAGCAAACACCAACGTCGCCCTTCTGCAAGCCGTAAACACGCTCCTGCAACGCCTGGAGCAACCTATTGAGGCAAAGATTGATATGTACGGCCGTGGCAAGCTCTATGACAGCATGACAAAGGCTAATCAGTTCATGAAGAACAAATAGCCTTCCGTAAGCTGCCTTTGCAGCAATCCGCAAGCAGCAAAGCATTTCTCTTGTGCTATTTTTCGCAATCAACAAAGCATTTATTAGGTCGTCACGCCGTTAGGCGAGGCGACCTTTTTCTTTTGCGTTTCGCTCGCATTTCTTCCGTTTTCTCGCTTATTCAAGAATAAACTTCCGCCCCAAGAGTCAAAGTCTTTAAACTCTTGTAATTCCTTAATAATCATGGATATTACATATAATCTAATCATCAAAAGTCCATAAATCTACTAAAAAACACTACTACTATATATAAATTTCGCCAATTTTCTTTCTTTCCCCATTTTCAAAACTCCCCAACCCTAATAATATAGTTAGTAGCATTAACGCCTATGGCGTAAATAATTGACATTTAATAGGTTGTAGGATATAGGGAAAGGCAAAGCGATGCCGAAAAAACGCTATAAAATGCCTTATTTCTACTATTCTTTATATTTTTTTTTGTTCTTTGCGCTCGTATAGATATATAAAAAATTACCCCATTTTTAAACTTTTAATTGATAAGTAGTGGAAAATCAGAAAGTTAAATCACTTTTTGAAAAATTCATTGGGCGGTCACGAAGTGGATTTTGGGTGGACAGCAGAAGCGTTTTTCAAAATTACGAACTTTTCGTTTTTTGACATTTTTTGAAAAAATGGACTCGAAAACAAAAAACTGGACTTTTGAAGAATTAAAGTCCAAACATAACTAACGTAGGAAAAACGTAGCTAAAATATTGTTTATATCAATTTTAATTATTAAATTTGCAACCGATATGATAACCCAGTTATTTCTACTTATAAAATATGTTTGACGAGATATGCTCTATATATTCTGATGCGCTCGACAATGTAGGTCGGTATGTAGACCGTGAAACTGGTGAGTGCATTCAGCAAATGACCATCCGCGAGTTCTGCCTTACGGATCGTTGGAAACCCTATGTGCAGCATCTTCGCGCTATGCGCAAAGAGTATGGCAGTAAGGCGAAGAAGATGCAGGAGTACATCGACACAAAGAAGCAGTTGCCTGGAGCTACACTTAGCGGGCTGTTCAGCATCTACGACGATGAGTGCATACGTAAGGATGGGTCGAAGTTTATGGCTCCAGTCTCGCGTCGAGAAACTCATCTGAAGCAACACACTGGTTGGCTCGCCATCGACATAGACCTTGCGGACAACGCCCATCTGAGCAACTTTGAAAATGTGCGCTTCGCTTGCGGTTATCGTCCTGAAATAGCCTTGCTGATGCGGTCGTGCTCCGGCAGCGGATATTTCGGCTTAGTAAAACTGGCTTATCCTGAACGGCACAAAGACCAGTTCAAAGCTCTACTAAAAGATTATGCAGCTATCGGCATTACGCTTGACAAGGCTTGCAGCAATATCGGACGTGTGCGTTTCGCTTCATGGGATGATTCTGAGCACATATATATAAATAAAAATGTGGTGCCGTATAAGGGACTGGAAGGTGAGCAAGCTCAGCTTGTCTCCTTGGCTTCACGCCAATCGTATCGCTCGCACAATGCGAATGTAGAGTATAAAGCCGAAGGCAACTCTAACTTCTGGGAACAGCAGCGTGTGCAAGACAGATTGGTCGAGGTTATTGTGCAGGAACTTGTGAGCAACCATCGGAATATTACCGAGAGTTATGACGACTGGGTGAAAGCGGGATGGGCATTGCGATCACATCCGTATGGTTTTGACCTATTCCACCAACTATCAAGATGCAGCTCTAAATATAATGAAGCGCAGACAAACCTGAAATGGCAGCAGTTGGGAAGCAGTCAGACCGTGACGTACAACTATCTCATTCATGCTTGTAAGGTGGCATTGGGAGAGGAAACATATCGTCAGATTTGTAGGCGAGTTTGGAGTGAGCTGAAGGAGTAAAAATAAAGGGAAACGCCTTAAACACTTTACAAGTGTTAAACCGAAAACTCAAAAACGGCAAAAACGCCCACGTTTTCGCAAAAAAAGAGGCTTACGTGTGTTTTACGGTGGTCTTATGATTCTATATTGATTGCTCAAATGTTAAAATTCAAACAAAAAAACAATATATGAAACTGATAACAATTACTGGTCCGAGTGGTGCTGGAAAGGACACTGTGGCTCGGATGCTGTCCGACTTGGGTGGATATAAAGTGTTGTGTTCTTATACCACACGTCCGAAGCGTGAAGGCGAGATTGATGGTGTGGAACATCATTTTGTGGAAAAATGCGACGTGCAGCACGACAAGATGTTAGCATACACCCAGTATGGTGGCTATGAGTATTGGACCACCATCGACCAGGTGACAGACAAGGATGTTTACGTCATTGACGAGGACGGTCTGAGAGCCTTGTGTGAGAAATTCCCCAGCATCGAGCTGTTCAAGGTTTGCGTGTCGGCATGGGAAGCAACCCGACTGCGCAGAGGGGTGTCGCAGGAACGTATGGATCGCGACAGACAGCGCAATCTTCTGCCCTTGCCATTCTACGATGCAGTAATCTTCAACAACGGCTCTCTCCAAAGTCTGTTCGACAAGGTGCAGCGACGAGTATTGTGTAAGCTTCAAAAATAATAAACTAAAATTTATCCATAATGAAATTCATCGAACCACAAGTGGAATGGTGGCGACAGACATCTCTTCCACGACATATAGCAAGAGTGGGCAGAATATGCTACAAGGCTAAGGGCAAGCAGCCCGAAGAAGGAATAACCGAAGAGAAAGTGGAAGCGTTCATTCAGAAGCGCGACGAAGAACGCTGCAAGGGATTCTGGGAAAGCGGCCACCGCTCGATGTATCGCCACGGCACAATATACTTTTTCATGCCCAACGAAAAGGGTCTTCCTAACTACATTTGGGCGTATCTGAACGCTTCTCCCTACATCGACTATGCCACAAAGAACCATAAGGTATGGATCAGCACTAATATGCAGTTCATGCTTGAGAACAAGAACCTGATGGACGCGCTTAGTCCGTATAGTATCAGCGAAGAAAAGTTTATTGAGAAGGCTCAGAAGTACGAGTGTGAGGAAGCATTCTCCATTATCCGCATGACGCTGGTAGTGACTACACAGATAAGCACATCGCGCGAGCTCAACCGCACATCGCCCAACAGCATAGCCGAGCAGAGCACACGCTATTGCAATCTGGAGAAGAAGGGTGGCGTACAGATAGCGCGTCCGCATTGGTATTTTTATGGCACTCGTTGGCAGCGTATGGTGTATCGTTTTGTATGCCGAGTATGCGAGTGGGGCTACAACCGACTTCTGAAGTCTGGATTGAAGCCGGAGGATGCACGAGGTGTTCTGCCTCTTGATACCTATACTGTTGTGGCATATACATACACGATTGCCGACTGGAAGCATATTCTTGACCTTCGTTATCATGGCAAGACCGGCACACCGCATCCTAATGCAAAGATTATTGGCGAGAAAATACGCTTCATCATCATTGTGCGTATGCGCCAGTATTGTGAGAAGTTTGACATTTAATCATCAATATAAACATATATATCATGGCAAATTTAACTTTAAACGAATATCAGGACAAGGCAATGAGTACTTGTATGCCTGAGAGCGACAATCTCTTCTATATGCTTGCCAATCTCGTAGGTGAGGTTGGCGAGTTTGCAAGCAAAGCCGGCAAGCACATGCGTAAGGGCAAGCTGCATATAACCACAACACAACGTGATGAGGAAGGCAAAATCCTGCATACGCAGGTGTGGAACATATCTGACGAGGAACGTCGTCTTATGCTTTCTGAAATCGGTGACATTCTCTGGCAGACAGCAGGACTGGCAAAAGTGATGGGCGTTACGCTCGAAGAAGTGGCTGAAGAAAATCTCGCAAAACTTGCCTCTCGCAAGCAGCGAAATGTAATTTCCGGCGAAGGAGATATGCGTTAGTTTTTGTTTGATAATCAACCTTATGATAAATAGCATAAATTATGGCTAAATCAAATCCTATCAAAGCGAGAGAAGAACTTGTTAGCAACCAGCCCACTATTTACTCTTTCCATTTCAAGGATGTGCCCACAAGCAAGTATGCCGAGACCCTCGATGTGCTCTTTCACAACCCCGACTATAATGACGCTGTAGAGAAGCGCAACCGACTCGTAAAGTCGGCTGAACGTTTGCGTCCAGGTTCGAGCGAAATGGTGAACATTGTGCGCACCATTCAGCAGCATGATCGCAAATTGGCAGACATCATGTATGCTTCCATCGTGCAGACAAACCTACATTCAGAGGTTAGCTATGATTTTCTTTCGTTTGGGACCCTGCTGAAGTATTATGTTGACTACAACAAGGACGGTATGCGTGAGCGTGTTGACCGCATGGCAGCCAATCTTGATAAGGTAACGTTCCTCGCCGATATGCTTGAGAGTGTTGTTACCGATGTTAAAGCCGATATGCGCGAAATATTCAACGATGGTATAGAGTTCAATCAGTTTGATGCTGTACTGAAGGTGCTTACTCAACTACGCGGATTCTTTAAGTCTGCCCGACGTGGTGATGCCGATTCGCCCGAAGCGCAGCTCTACTTCGACTACTCTGACTCTATCAATGATTATCTTGAGAAGCGGCTGAAGACCTATACCGACAAGTATCGCAAACTGCATCCGGTTGCGCAAGTTTACACTGAAGCCGACCTTGTAGAAGGTCTTAACCAGTTCTTTGGTCGTAACGACAAGTTCGACATGAGCGTTATCGCTCATACCGAGTCTGGAGGCTGCTATATTGACTTTGCACAGCTCTGCCTCCGTCTTAGTCGTAACGACATTGAGAAGATAGAAAAAGTGACCGGCAAGATGCAGTCTAACAACATGACCGATGTTGCATTGCGCTACAGCTTCAATGCCACTGATTTAATTATGAGCCAATATAAACGGCCAAAACTAAAATAATAACCGTTATGTCTAACATTTACCTTCGCCTACCTACCAGTCGTTGCCAGTTCTTCCGTAATCGCGACCCCAAGCATGTGCTTGCCAAGGATGAGCCGTTGGTGTTTAGTGTCTATACGCATGAGCATTTTATCCTCCGTCATTATATTACGAACACAACGGAACAATCTCGTTCGCTTGATCCTCAATGTTTTTCGCACCAGCAATGGCGTAACATGATGGCGGGGCGGCATCCCAATGGTGGAACTTCAATATTGCTTCGTGATAATCAAAACTATCTTTCTTTTGACGAAGTGCAACGTATTTTTGGCTATCGTGATTACAATAAAAGTGAAGATATGGACTATATCTGTATTCGTTTGCCCTACGAAGTAGAGGTTGTTGATGTCGTAAAGCAAGTTACATCGACGTGGAATCTCACTAAGGAAGGTGTGTGGCAACTCAAAGCTGCGCTTAACAATGAATTTAAGCGCAGCCTTATAGAGTGGGCCATGTCTACTTTTGACTATTGCATCTCCAACAATCGTATTATCTGTCGTAAGCACGTAGCTATGCTTGAACGCTTCCTAATGCGTTACGGTATTGACCCTACCGAGCAAGAGAAAAACAATATGAGGCGCGTCATTGATCGTTGGTTTGCTACGGAGCACAAGAATTTCAAGGCTTATTCTTGTGCTGATATGCAGTTCATAGACGAGAGTGAGCGCACAGTCTCGTTCGAGAGAATAGAATGGGAATAACGTTTCTATGTGAACAACTGTTAAATAATTTTATAAATTAAGTTAAAAAACGACCCTTTTTAAAAAGTAAATGGAATTGTCAAATAAATGCAAAGAATTGTTCCTTGATGGCATTACCGATGTAATGTTTTACCCAAGGGAAGAGTGTGTTATACCGATACCCTTCAGTATGGCACAAGTGTTATATATTAATAATTGTAGTTTCCCTGCCGAGCCAACTTTACGCTTGGCTACGAGTGGCGAAAACTACGTTATTGTAGAGAATCTTAAAGTGAAGATGACGTCCGCCAAACAGGGCAATGGCACTATATATACATATAATATTAGTGCAAATGTGGCAAATGGAGGCGAAAATGTGGCTGAAGCGTACCGAAATATGCGTGATAAGGAGTATTACGTGGTATTGCGCAAGATGGACGGTTCGTTGCAGTTGTGCTACACCTTGCCCCATACATTCGACATAGGTAGCACCACAGACCATAGTCAGACTGAGTTGGCGCGAACCGTCACTGCCACCACACAAGCCCTGTCGGAGCCGATACCTATCACACTTCGAGACGCATAGTATTTTAGACCATTTTTCAATGCCTTAGATTATATATTACGTCGTTGTCCGCGAGGATAGCGGCGTTTTTTTTGTCCTAAATATTACCGAAGCAGCCTTTAATTTTGCATATGGATAACACAGCGGAGTGGTAGCAGTTGGTAGCTCACTTGGTTCATACCCAAGAGGTCGAAGGTTCGAGTCCTTCCTCCGCAACATGGTCAGTCGGTAAAAAGATTGATTTTTCAGGATAACAACACAAAACACATTTTTACTAATGAAAGGCTTATTTGAAATACTTACCGGAAAGAAGTGGATGGTTAGTCCCGACTTCGTGCATGGTATTCGCAAGTCGCTTGAGCACAACCTAAACACTCATGCGGCTTTCAGCAAGCCGGAGAAGAGCTGTGGATATGTCACCGCAGAGGATGCCGAGGGCAACACCTACTATCCAGAGGAATATCAGATTTCGGAGGATGGCAAGCAGGTGAGAGGCTACTGGACTTTGGACCTTCCTGATGACGACGAGCACGCACAGAACTTCCCCTTCGTTTCGGTACTTTCCGTTGACGGTCCTATCACTCGCAACGGCGGCTATTGCTCGTATGGCTCTATCGACCACCGCGACATGATGATGCGAGCTGCCGACCATCCTCTTTGTCGTGGTCACGTTTTCGTCATCAATACTCCCGGCGGTTCGGCATGGGCAAAAAACGACTATGCTCTTGCCATTGACTATGCTCACTCAAAAGGCCAGAAGGTGATTGCTTTGGTTGATGGTTTGTGTGCCTCGGCAGGAATGTATCTCGCTTCTCTTTGCGATGAGCGCTATTACATGAACCCAAAAGATCAGGTCGGTTGTATCGGCGTAATGGCAGCGTTCTACACTTTGCCCGATGGAGCGAAAGACGAGTACACCGACGAGACCTACCATGAGCTTTATGACCCTGAGTCATTTGACAAGAACAAGGCTTATCGCGACATTGCCAATAAGGATGATGACAAGGAGCTTATCAAAGAACTTGCCGATCTTGGCGTTGAGTTTCGCGCCGATGTTAAAAAAGCTTGCCCTAACGCAAAGGACGAACACCTGAAAGGCAAAGTGTTCAATGCAGAGGACGTGAAGGGCATTTTGATGGACGGTCAGTCGTCATTTATGGGAGTAGTGCAACACGCCTTTGAACTTTATGATGGCAGAGCCGAACTCATCAACCGTGATCAGACAGTTGAGCCACAGAACGAGCCGGAGATTGAGCCGGAGTCAGAGAACCCGGAAGCAACCAATACAAACACTAATATCAATATGGAGAAATATCCTCTTATTTGCAACGCTTGCGGATTGCAGGCTGGCGAGATTGCCGTTACGGAAGAGGGCGCGTATATGAACGCCTCGCTTCTTGACTCTCTCGAAACCTACATGAAGGAAGCCGAGCAGAAGGTGACTGATGCCGAGCAGAAAGCCACCACAGCGGAGACCGCTCTCGCAGAATTGCAGGGCAAGTTTGATGAAATCTCCGCTCAAGTAAACGCAGCCAACGAAGCAAAGGAAGTCGCGGAGACCGCACTCGCCCAGGCTAACGAGGCTCACAGTACAGAACTAAGCGACCTTAACGCGCAGCACACCGATGCTCTTGCCAAGAAGGACGACGAGCTGAAAGCTCTCGCCAAGGCAAAGGACAAAGAGATTGCCCAGCTCACAGCCGACAAGACTGATGCCGAGGCAAACCTTCAGACCGCTAAGGACGCGCTTGCTACAGCCGAGCAGACCATCGCCGACAAGCAGGCTCAGATTGCCGCGCTCACCAATGAGGCTGGCGAAGAGCTAAACAGCGGCGAGGCTCCTGAGAACAATGGCGAGGGAGTGAAGACGCAGACATTGCGCTCGTTCGATGGCAGCAAGTACAAGACCAACGTTGAGCGAAAGGCTGCTTTCCAGCGCTTCCTGCATGGCGAGGAAGAGAAATAAAAACTCTCAACCAACACAAACAACAAAAACATTAACAAAGACACAAAAACACAACAATTATGGCAAATTTACCTAAAGATTTTATCGGCCTTGACGCGCTTCAGCACGTAGCCGAGGAGGTTTCTAAGGAAATTGTAATGGGTCCGGGCTATTCGGATGCAGAAGAGATGGATCGCCTTGGTATCGAAATCGTTACTGGTGTTAAGTTCCAGCGCACTTTCCATTTGTTCATCCGTAAGGGTGGCACCACACGTCGTAAGGACGTTCACCGCGAGATCAACAGCGAGGCTGGTTTCCTGAAAGAGCGCACCCTTGTTGCCAAGCTCTCTTGGGATAAGTTTCCTGGCAACATCGACGACTTCTGTGAGACAGTATTCGGCACCGACGCTCAGGGTCAGTTCCCTCTCTCTTCACAGGCTGTAGAGGCAATCCTCAAGGACTATGCCGACAACCTCGCAGCTAACTTGTGGTTTGGCGACATTTCGCTCGACAATGGTGACGACAGTGTTCCTGCCCATGATCAGGCAATGGCGCTCTACGACGGTTTCCACACCTGCATCAAGCACGACATCGAGGATGGTCTTATTTCAGAGGCTAACGGCAACCTCGTTCCTTGTGAGGCTATCTCCGCTCCAGCTAACAACGACGACTCTGCGCCTTACGACAACTTCTTGGCTTGGCACATGAAGTGGGATGAGCGTCTGCGCAAGGTTCCTACACGTGTCTACATGAACGAGACCACAGCTATGAACATCGCAGCAGGTTATGCTAACAAGTTCCACGGCAACTTCCGGGTAGACTACAATCAGGGCGACAACTTCAAGTTGCCTGGACTCTCAAAGGTTACTATCTGTCCTATCTCAGGCTTCGGCGAGGGCGACCGTATGTACGCTACCATCGACAAGAACTTTGTTTATGGCGTTGACACCTTGAGCAACCAGCAGTACGTAAGTGTTCGCCTCGGTTCTGACCGAGACCACAGAGACCTGTCTTTCCAGATTCAGAGCATACAGGGATGCGGTACGAGATCTTTCTTGCGTAGCGCCCTATGCGTCAGCGACGGTTCGCTCGTTGCTCCTGAGTATGTTGCCGGCGACTACGATAACACTATGCTCGTGATTACCCTTGCTGGTACTGACGGTCAGAAACCAGACGGTACAGTAAAGGTAAATGGCACAGGTTACACCAAGCCGCTTGAAACTGCGCCTAATCAGATTCTCTCTCTTGAGGCAGTCGATGGTACTACCTACAAGTTTGCAGGTTGGAGCAACGGCAAGACCGAGAAGAAGATTCAGCTCACCGCCACCGGCATGAACATGGGCTTGACAGCTTTCTTCAAGAAGAATGGTTAATACCTAACGGAGTTTCTTTTACTCTATATTTTCACGGGCGGCGGTCGTGGCTGACCTGACGGGACATGCTTACCCGCCCTTCTTTTAAACAATACATTCAACAACACAAAAACTCATAAGAATATGGCAGTAACAGCAACATGTCCTGAGATTAAGGATATTCTCGCCGCTAATGAATGCTTAGATAACTTTGGCGGCCTTGGCATCAATGTGTATGCTTTCAACAAAGGCGACCTCAAGGCTCCTTTGAAAGCAGAAAAGAACGTTTATCCTGCTCTGACCGCCGAGTCGTTCAACACTGGCAAGGGTCTCTACAAATTTGAATGCAAAGAAAGTAGTCAGGGACACACTTTTGAAAACCTTGGTCGCAGAAAAGGTTTTAAGCAGCAGCTCGACTACGTGCTTGAGAGCGTAAACGCAGAGTCAGCAGAAGTAGCTCGCGCCCTGAACAACCTCGACCTTGGTTACATTATTCAGGATGGCGAGAAGAGTATTATCGTGTACGACCCTCAGCACAAGTTTGAGTATGCTTCGGGTGGCATTAAAGGCGACACGGGCAAGAAGGCCGACGACGACCGTCATGTGGAACTGTCCGGTTCTCTGCAACCCTGTACATACGGACGTTACGAGATTACAGAGCCAGAGACCGGCGGTTGGGACTCGCTTCTCGCTTCAAAAAAAGGGTAAGCGATATTGACGCACAGAGCGAAAGCAATATCGCTAAGGAAGTGTTCGCCGATGCCGACTCTTCTTTCTTCAGCACAAGTGAAGAAGGAACGACGGCAAAGAAGAACAAGAAATAATCGCTCATACGAGAAAGATTTTTTCGTCATACGACAAATCCCTGCATCTATCCTTTATATACAAAAGGTATGGATGCAGGGATTTTTATTATATATATTAGTATTCTGATAAATTTATACTAAAATTAGCGTTTTTAATACAAAATATAATCTAAATTAGATAATTGTCTTTAATTTTGCAATTAGAAAAGCTTCTTTGATTACATTGTTGTAAACGTAGAATAACTAAAAATATAGATTTATGGAACTAAGACATTTACGCTCCTTTGTTTATGTCGCCGAAACAAAGTCGTTTAGTACGGCTGCCACACGTTGTTGCGTCACCCAGTCGGCGGTAAGCCAGCACATTCGCGCCCTGGAGGACGAGTTGGGTTGCAAACTGCTTATCCGCACTTCGCACGGCATTATGCTCACTGAAAGTGGCGAAGCCCTGTTGCCTCGTGCCAAAGAAATACTGAAGCAGACCGAGGACTGCAAAGAGCAAATCAATGCCCTTAACAACTGCATGACCGGCGAATTGCGCATAGGCGTAGGTTCTTTTATTGCTCCGTATGTCCGTATGGCAGCATTGATATTTATGGAGAGATACCCCAACGTGCGTATCAATGCCGACTTTACTAAAGCCTACCTCCTCAACCAATCGCTAAGGGCGCACATGTTAGACCTTGCTTTCACCATGAATATGGCATACCGTCACGAAGGAATAGAGTCGAGACCCTGCATAGCATTTAATGTATATGCTATCATGCGCGACACCCATCCCCTTGCCTCGCTCCCAAAGGTGTCGTATGAAGATATTCTGAAGCACCCCATCATCATGCCCGACATAGGCGAGCGTGCCATTGAGACATTTCAGCAAAATATTAAACGCGATTTGTATAAACTCAATATCAAGTGTATCATCAGTGACCCCGACGAAGCCCTTACCTCGGTGGAAGAAACCAAGTACGTCACCTTCATGCCTAAGCTCTACCTGCGCAACCACCCTACTCTTGTAGCGCGTCCCATCGTCGGACTCGAGCAGCAGTTGATGAGCAACGCCCACTGGATGCAGGACGTACCCAAGAAGCGAGCCGCACAACTATTTCTTGACATCATCCGCGACGAAGTGGTGCCATATATTTCCGTAGCCGAAGATTCGCAAGGGAAGTTCACACCGCATCCCCGATAGTCATTAGAATATCTTATACTGTACCGAGCCTCACGTTAGCAGCGTGAGGCTTTTTTATTTTAGTATTAGCCGAAATTATACGTTATTCCACGGCAAGAACACTTAATAAGAAACACTTCGCCCCCACCACTTTCTCCCCTACCTTTGCAACAAGTTCAATAATGAACGAAACCAACCAAACACAAAACACTATGCAGATTAAAACTAATGACGGCAACTATGATGTTGCCAGCAAGGGACTTGGCAACACAGCCTTGGGTCTCGGCATCGCAGGCTTGGCAACGAGCCTATTGGGAGGCAGTGCCTCGCTTCTGGGCATCGGAAGAAACAACGGCATGACAGCCAATCCTACCGACCCTGATGCGCGTTTCGTAACTAAGAGTGAGACTAACCTCATCCAAGAGAACAGCACTCTGAAGACCGAACTCGCCATTCAGAAGAGCGAGAACTACACCGACAAGAAGCTCGTGGAAGTGACACAGTATCTCGATACGAAGTTGCGCCGTGTAGAAGACAAAGTGGATGCAAACAAGGATGCGCAGCAAGCCGTCAACGCACAGCAGATGGCTTACAATGCGGCAGCTAACGCCAGCATCGACGTGCTCAAGTCGCAGGTGGCATCGTTGTCGAGCGTAACCAAGTTGTTCATCCCTTCAACCAACGTATGCCAGACCGGTTGCGGTTGCGGTTGCGGATGCAATCAGTAAGAGAATAACGTAATCCAGCTATATATATGGAATACAAAAACTCACAAATCTTGGCGGCAGTCGTGTCCGAATGGGCACGACCCGCCATTTCGCAGATAGCCGCAGGCAACCTCATGCGCCTACCCATGCTTCAGTCTTTGCAAGCCACCATCAGCTCATTAGGCATTGTCAGTGGCAGTTATGCCCTACAGAAGGACATCGAGCCACTCATCCAGCCAATCATCAACTCGCTCGTCGCACCTATGCTTGCCCGATATTTCGGTCAGATACCCGAAGAGAGCATACCGCAGATGGCACATGACATAGTGGAGAAGATGCGAGGTAACGGACCGCTGTCTGTGCTCGAGGGTATGGTGACGTTTGAAGACGAAGACCTCACCGAGCTTGCCGATCTTCTTGACAAGAACCTACCCGTAGGGCAGACGCAAGGCTATCAGGTAAAACATTAAACAGAGTAACAAACCAAGCGGCGGCAAGCATCGTCGCTATAATAAAACATAAACGATTATGAACAAACGTACCATTCCGGCTATCATCATAGCCACACTTGCGGCTGGTGCAACCGCCGCTGCACCCTATTATGATGTCAATATCACACAGCAGCTTTGCACACCGGCTTGCGTAGATGAGACACCCGTGTTCGCTCCGAAGTTCTCCGTCAAGAGCATTGCCAACGTAGGCACATCGCAGTATATCATCGTCATTCACGTTGAGGGTGTAATAAGCTACATCCCATGCAACTGCGGCTCGTGCTGCACACGCTCACAAGTGGTGTCGCAAGACTTCACCATACCTGTGTTCAGCGCCACAGCCATCAACTCGGCAACAATAACAGTAGGTACCGTACAGAACGGCATAGCACGCATATCTTGCTGCAACTGTTCCAAGACTTTCGTGTCCGACTGCCCCGTAACGCTCACCCTTGCAACTACATAAAGCCATGATAGTTCTGATAGCTATAGCCACCATGATAGCTGCCACGCTTGCCCAACACCTCGGACTGGCCGAAGCCATTGCCCGTGTTGTTGACAAGGTGGCATCATGCCCTCAGTGTTTCACCTTTTGGGTTACAATGTCGGCGTTGCTCTACCTCGGCCACGATGTCTACGCATCGGCGCTGTCGGCTATTGTGGTGGCATATCTGTCAAACTGGTTTGTGTTGTTGCTGCTTATTCTTCAACGAAAATTTACGAAACTCTATGAAAAAGAAAGACACACCACCGACCGCCTCGACCACTAAGGTAAAGGCAGAAAGCAAGCCCCAAGCGCAAACTTTCTTTCCAACGTTGCACATCTCTGCGCAAAAAACATTACTTATCCCACATTTTCGGGGCATCTGCCCTACATGTTAAACATATAAAGACTCAAACAAAATGAATTACAAACAGATGATTGAACAGGCTCGTGCCAATGGTATGGCTACCGAGAAGAAGATGTGGGCAGCAGTAGAAACTCTCTCTACCGATCTCCTTGCGCTGGAGCAGACCGACCCCAAACTCTATTGGCACATATTGCGCCGTCAGCACGCCGTTCTCTATGGACGACACTATTCTGAGAAGATGGCCAACCACGATGTTAATGCTCTTGTCTATAGCGGCATGTATGACGAGGAGGGTACGCCAACCGGCGGAGGTGCACATTGGACTCGTATCAAGGTAGACGAGCTGACTAAGGGCATGAAGTTTCACTCAAATGTCAACGCATGGGACAAATACGTCGCCTTCAATTCGATGTACGCCGACCTCTGCGCTTGCATGAACGAAGAGGAGATAATCAAAGCCGCCTACGCTTTCTACTTTTGTGATGACGACTGGCAGCCCTGCGAAGACGACTGCACTAAGGTGTGGGACTATAATGCCCTACACGCCACCCTCTAATTTTTTGAATTTTTACATTTGTATTCTTCAAAGCCACTTTGCGCTAATTACACAATTCGCAGAGTGGCTTCATTTGTATCTTCTCCTTATACGCTCCCCACTATGTCCGCCCCACCAAATTAAAAACTCCTACATTTGCCTATGAAAGAAACCCGAAAATTATGACACAAAGAAACATCAACCTAACACTGCCCCGATCATGGAACGAGTGCAGCACCGAGCAGTTGGAGCTCATCTCCCGGATAATGCTTGAGCAGATAGAGCGAGCCGACCGTTATCATCCCTTCGACATGCGCAACGTCAAGATAGCGTGCTTCTTTGTTCTTGCAGGTATAGAGATAGTGGAAGGCATAGACGAGTCGAAGCCTCTTGAGAAGCAACACTACACTTGCCGACTCTCCACCCCAAGCCGACGCAACCGTTTCTTCCGTCGCAAACAGCAGGAGGAAGAAACCTTCCCCATCTACTTATGGCAGTTCAACTATTGGCTAACGCCTAAGCCGAAGACCGACGACCGCAACTCGGCTGAGTATCTTGCCTCCGGTGCCGGATTGCTCGACTGGCTCGACAACGAGCGTGGAGCTCACCTCTCTCGCTTTCCCTACCCTACCCTTCGCCTACGCAACAAACGTGGTCTGCTACATCACAAGACCGACTATGAAGGTCCGGCGCAGGATATGGACGGCTTTTCATGGCAGCAGTATCGTTTTGCCTCCGATCTCATGGGACAATACACCTCGCTCGCCAACAACCTTGTCAAGATGAAGCAGTTGGGCAAGTTCACGGCCGAGCAGATAGCACAGCAAGCCGACAGCGTAGACCGGGCACGTTCCATGTTCCTCGCCACCATCTTCAACCGTCGTATCAACTTCATCGACACCAACACCAACCTCAAGGTGCATGATTTCCACTACGACGTGCGCCAATTCGACACCCAAGCCCCACTCTTCCGTCACTTCCCCGATTACCAATGGCAACCTATCCTCTTCTGGTGGACCGGCATGATGCACACCCTCTCACGGCGTTACCCCCATGTGTTCAAGGTGCAGAAGATTGATCCTCGCAAGCGGCCGTCAACGCCCTTGGAGATATACACCGCCACCATCGCCACCATGCAGAAATATGCCTCGCTCACCGAAGATCAGGTGAACAATCAGAGCTATTCGCTTGTACTGGAACATCTGGAGCGACTGAGCAAGGAGAATGAGGAAATGGAAAAGATTAGGAAGACGTAGTAAAATATTAACGGAAATATAGAGTATGAAGAAGATTATGTTCAATGACAAGTACGGTCTCACACAGGCTGTACTCGAAGGCAGAAAGACCCAGACCAGGCGTATGCTAAATCCTACAATGTTTTTCAAAGATTGGAGACCTACGAAGGGTGGTCAAATGAGGACATTAGTGCTTGGAAAAGGTCATGTAATAGACGACTCTATGAAGCCCAAGGAGATATGCTTCAGCAGATGTTTGATTACGCATTGTCGTCTTCACGTTACAAAGTCGGCGAGGTGGTAGCCATTGCGCAGAAGTACGCAGATCTGGCGTATGACGGTGAATTTTTCCGTCTTTTAGGGAAGGTCATATTCGAGAAAGGATGCCACAACAAGATGTTTGTGAAGGCAGACCTTATGCAGCACCGCGTCCGTATCACTAACATCCGTGTCGAACGTCTACAAGACATAAGCGATGAAGATTGCATGGCGGAAGGTATTCGCCGTTTTGGGAAAGAGTACGTTCGTTTTAAAAAAGAGTATTGTTATACTTGTCAAAATTACGCTGTGACAGACTTCTATTCTTTCTCGACTCCACGCGAAGCCTACGCTGCCCTAATAGACAAAATCAGCGGCAAGGGCACTTGGGAGAGCAACCCTTATGTGTTTGTTTATGATTTTGAACTAATAGATTAGCTTATGTATATCAAGGTAAACCACCGCAACCGTCCCAGCTGCGAAAAAGTAACAAACAATAACGCCACAATAACCGACCCTTCGGACCTTTTTTCGACTATAAAAGATGCGTTGGAATATTTTAAAGAACTTGACCGTAATGCCGTAAGGTTGAATTTGAAGGATTTAAGCGGAACAAAAAATATAAAGAATAATGAAGATACGTAAAGAAAAACAATACATCGTGACCGTTAATTCGGAATATGTCAGGCTTTTGTATAAACAGCAGACTGGAGAGAAGAAATCGCAGGATGAGGTTCTTGACGCAGTAATAAAAAATATAGACGATTTTCTTGAAGGCAAACTAAAGAGGATAGTCCGTTTTCTTATGCCTGACGGGTCTTTTTCGTTCACCATTACGTCACTTGCGCAGTATAACCTGCAAGAACGACGCAAGGCGAAGCGAAGAAAGAGATAAAATGATGTGAGTATTAACGAAAATATAGAGGACAATGAAAAAAGAGAAAATAAAGCAGTTGGTGGATGTAATGCAGGCGTATGTAAATGGCAAAACTATCCAGTATTACAAAGTTGACCTTAGCTTTAAGATTGAACATCCAGGAAAGCCTAATTTCAACGGTAAATGGGTAGATGTGGATGAAGGACATCATTTTAGACCTGATTGGTACGACTACCGTATCAAGCCCAAACCCAAGTATCGCCCGTTTAAAAATGTAGACGAGTGCTGGCAGGAAATGCTGAAGCACCAACCGTTCGGATGGATTAAGAGCAAGACAGGAGGTCATTATTCTATGGTCACGGTAGTAGGTGCTGATGAAAAAATGAAGAGTATTGCGATAAGTGGCAGACATATTTGGCCTTTCGATGAAACACTGAGCAACTACACCTTCGCCTATGGCACTCCTTTCGGCATCAAGGAGGAACACTAAAGGTTCTCACATCGAATTTAACGGATTCAACGGATTCTTGTTTGTCATCGAATGACGCAAAACTAACGAAGACGAAGATAATTCGTGAAATTCGTAAAATTCGATGACGATAATATTAACAACATAAAAGGATTTGCAGAGATTATGAAAGCATGTTCAAAAAATAAGGTACTTGCTGCCATCTGCAACCGTCACGGCATCAACCTCTATCACCATCAGCTCGACGGAGCTTCGTGGCAGATTTGCGCTGGAGGCTATGTTGTGAACGGATATTCAGACGGTCGCTCTGTGCATCGGTTATTGTCTAAAATGAGTGGTGTGCTTGTTTTACTATTGAAATACGGCAATCTTCGGCCGTGGCATCTTTTCGGTTACGAGCGTAATATCACATGGCGCAGGGAAATTCATGCGATTATGCCTATAGCCGAGCCTTTGTGCGATAAAGGCAGAAAGGTTTATACCTATTATGACAAAGAATATGATGAGTGGTTACAAGCATATTACGACTTAAAAAATTCATAAGGGAAAGAGATTATTAACAACATAACGGATTTATAGAGAATTATGCGAACGATTAAGTTTAAGGGCATCTGGTTTGAAGATGGTAGTTGGGTACACGGTGCATTGGTGCGCAAGGTTCAGCATTGGCGTTCTTGCATAGACGGTCATGTGACCCATGTAGAGAACTACGACTATATCGTCAATCAAGACGAAATTGACAACTTGAAATATCATCAGGTTCATCCCTCTTCGATCTGCCAGTTCACGGGATTAACCGACAAGAATGGCAAGGAGATTTACGAGGGTGACGTGTTGCGGTCGGACAGTTATCCGTACAGCTGCCTTGAAGACAACGAGCGCGACAACTACTATGCCGTAGTGTATTACTTCGAGGAGGGAGCTTTCTTTGGTATAGTGACGGCAGTGAATCCCGACTCTAAAGTATGCGGTATTTCTGACGGCATTGGTGATGATGTCCAGAAAGAGAAAATGAAGAACTTTGAGGTTGTTGGCAATATCCACGAAGAGAAGTGGCAACAATACGGCGAATACTTTAAGACTGAAGAAGGAAAGGAGGCCGACAATGATTAATGTAGAAGACCTTAGAATAGGCGACATTGTGCAGACAAACAAAGACTGCATGTTTCCGAAAGACACCTTGTGCATCGTTACCGAAATCCATCCCGACCGACAGCATAATGACAAGAAGGGAGTCGTCAGTCTGAAGGCTGTCAACGACGAAGACGACGGTCCCTGGGGGACATGGTGCTGCAACATCGATGGCGTGCCCATTACGCCCGAAATACTTAAAAAGAACGGTTTTAAAGAAGAGATCGTTGGCAAATATTCTACAAAGCCTCTTGATAACGAGGAGTATTTTTTTGCGAGAGATTTGGCAGTAGAGCGGAAATGTGGTAATTGGGTCGTTTTCATTAAGTATCGTCGTTTGCACGAAAATGCGTTGTTACGAAAAATGCAATACGTCCATGAGCTCCAACATATTCTTTGGGTGCTGGGCTTGGATACAGAACTAAAATTATAAACGAGACATGAAATTTGGTATTCTTGATTTTATGATGGCATCGCTTCAGGTAGCCTTCATCGTAATGAAACTCTGTGGAGCAATCAGTTGGTCGTGGTGGTTAGTTATGCTGCCCATTCTCTTGGTTGTAGTGTTTAACGTTCTCGTACTTCTTTTCGTTTGTATAAAGTTGTATAAGTCGCATCTACTCTTCAAGCAGTATGGCACCGACAATAAGTTGGCTATTCGCTTGAAAAAGATGCAGCAGGAAAGGGAGAAGTTGGAGCGAGAAATGTCACAGTCTACCACAACGAAACAATGACCCACCTCTACATTTCCGTGCATCCCGTTAGTCATCGACTCGAATGGCGAGGATGGGGGGTAATTTCTCGCCCGCCCTTCGAGCCACCGACTACAAATGCCCACATTGCATAATGATCGAATATGACTAAGAAGCATCCATTCGACGATTTTCATCAGCGCATCCATTGGAGCGGAACCTGTATCGGAACCATAACTCAACAATGGGGTAATCCTGCACCTCGTCACGGATGGAGATTAATTATTGAATATGACTGACCCTCACTACAAGCGCGGCACTATCAGCAAGGACGGCAAGCTGTATGGCCGCTATCCCGACGGCTCGCTCTACCGCATCTACTCTACCACCGACCGACCGTTCCTTCAGTTGGTGGACCGAGAGGGCGAGACGTTCCTTCGCATACGCCAAGCCACCGAGTTGGGCTATACCGACTGTCCCTGCCCAGGAGCTGCCGACCTAAGTTATCCGTCCTCGGCTCTGAGGCGCAGTCGCACAGTCGGGGGGGGTAAGCTCGTAAACGCACTGACCGCTGCAAGTGGCGGAATCTGTGTGTTTGTTGAATTATAAATTAAAGGAGAAATGAATTATGAGTTACAATACAACGAAGATAACCATATTTAACGACGAAAAGGAAAAAGATGAAGACGTAGAACTCTTCTACTCTACCATTACCGACAACGTAGGCATCACCTGTGGAGAGCAAAACGTATTTCTTACCGAAGACCAATTCAAGGCTTTGGCTTACCTTATGAGGAGATGTTTCTATACAAGAGATATGTTGGATAAAATGCAGGTAGCCATCGATCGTTGCAAGTGTCCTTATAACGTCTTTTCTTCTCACTACGAAAATACTTGGGAATTGGAGGTTGAGAAGGATTGATATGACTAATATTGACTTTTATCAATATCCTCGTGGCAATAACGATGGAGGCAAATTAAACACAGACGTTTGCCCGACCGTAACAATCAACTCGTGGTCGCAAAATGTATTTTTGATTGAAGAATATGACTAACATTAAACCCTTAAACACCGACTGCAATCATTGCGCCCCCACTGTCCTTGCCGGATATTTCAAGTTCGGCTCACGCACACTTCTGCTGGGCGATTATGGCACAACTGGAGGGGCGATTTTGATAGAATATGAATGAAATAAAGATAGACCACCACGTCCCTTCCGTAGCAGGAATCTACTGGAATGCGTCGCCCGATTTCCAAAGGCCGCCGCTTGGAGGATTAAGCCGATGTATTAGGACTGATAATTATGCTCCAGGAATTTTAATAGAATATGACTAACATCAAACCCTTAATTGTCTGTGTGGGAGGAATAGTAGTAACACTGAATACCCGATACGAGCGACTTTGCATTGAGCATCTGATGTCACTCGCCCACTTTCCGAGGACAGGCGTAATGATTGAATACAAATAACAGCAACAATATGATCACAAAACTCAATTTCACCGACCGCACCATCAAGAGCTATGCCATCCGCAAGCTCACACCCAAGGAGTGTTTTCGTCTGATGGGCGTTCGCGACAATGTAATCGGCACTATGCAGAGCAGTAATGCTCAAGCAGCCGAACGACTGCCCGACTGGAAGGGCAAGGGTAAACCCGAAGACATGGCTATATCTGTCTCACAGCAGTACAAGCAAGCCGGAAACAGCATCGTGGTGGACGTGTTGGCTCACATCTACGAGCAGTTGTTCTATCCGAAGCCGAATCAGCGCAAATTCAGGCAACTCTCGCTCTTCACCGACACCGGCGACTATCTGCCCGATATGCCGAAGAACTTAGCTAACTCTGGTAAGGAAAAGATTTTCCTTACCACGTTCTCCGGCTACGACTCGCAGCTCATGGCAGCCGACGTGCTACGGGAGTGGCATCCCGACTTCCGATGGAAGTGCGTAGGATGGAGCGACATCGACAAATACGCCTGTCTGATGCACAACCTCGTATTTCCGCAGTTTGCCGACTGCGCACTTGGTGACATCACCAAGATTGACTGGCACGCCGTGAAACGCTCGCTCTATGGACGCGAGGTTGACCTCTTCACCTATTCCTCGCCCTGTCAGGACATCTCGCAAGCCGGCAAGCAGATGGGGCTTCAGGAGGGCAGCGATACCCGAAGCGCCCTCCTTTGGCGAGTGGCAGATGCCGTGGAGGTGTTGCACCCCAAATATCTCTTGCAGGAGAACGTGGCGGCATTGGTTAGCCAGAAGTTCATGCCCGACTTCCAGAAGTGGCTCGACAAGCTCTCCTCACTCGGATACGTCTCACGTTGGGCTCGCCTGAACGCCAAAAACTACGGTGTGCCGCAGAACCGCGACCGTGTGTTCTGCATCTCCATGCGCCAGGACGTAGCCTTCGACTATCAGTTTCCCGAACCCTTCGAGCTGCGCACCCGACTGGAGGACGTGTTGGAAGAAGAGGTAGCCGACCGCTATTTCCTCAAGGACGATGCCGTGAGCAAGTTCCTCAAAGCAAACGACTCCGACAACGCCCTCTTCATGCAGTTCGACCTGCCGTCGACACACGAGGCAGCGATGTTTCTAAAGACGTGGCTCACGCTACGCATGAACGCTCTCAACGGATGGGAGAGGGAGCTGGACGAACTGAACTATTGTATAGAGAACGAGCGAGACGTATTGAACAGCGAGTTCGGATGCTTCAGTAAATATCGTGAATTTCCTTGCGAAGGTTTCGAGGAACTGTTCAATGAGAATATGGAGAGGAAGAAATGACACTCCCTTTCAACACCGAAACCGACGGCACATCACGCACCATCAAAGCCAACTACTTCAAGAAGGGCGCATACGATGTACTTGATGTCTCAGCCCAAGGAGCAAACTTCAAAGCCACTGGCGCAATCGTGATATATGAATAACAACCCTCGCCCCATCATCCTCGGCTCTTACAGCCCCTCGCAGAACGGCATCGTCGTTTCGCCCCACGGCATAGCCTTGTGCATAGCCGGGGGAGGTAAGGGTCACGATGTGGATAAACCAAAAATACTGATAACGTATGATTGACCGTTCCGTCCTCGTCCACTACCGCACCGAAGAGGCGAAAGTCTACCGCCGCGAGCATGGTGACCGTGGAGGGTGCAAATACCAAGACAAGCTGCATCGTCCCAGTCCGTGGCCGTGGAGCAATTCGATAACAACAGTAACCAAAGACAACCTCCTATGCGTAACATTTATCTGATACACGAAGCTCGAACTGAACACGCAAAGGCTGTGCGTCGCAGAACCGGCACTAACGATTTTCGCGATAAGGAATGGCATCTGCGGTCAGGACACTTGATGCAATGTATAGGAACGTTTCTCACTACAGACAATCTGATAGCAATATGCTACGAATAAGAATAGCAGCCTTCCGTGGCCGCCCTTTGAATGGTGACGATTGCCCCAACATTCAGCGCATGGAGATAAACGCGCAGGGTACAACCAACACGCTTACGTCAGTAGGCAAGGATAATATGGCATATATAGAGTATGAATAATCAAATTCCATTCGTGCAACGCCTCTCTCGCCTCTGCCCACGTCGGGGGGGTACTCCACCGCCCTGTCCGCACGCTACGACGGATGGGCAGGACTCTACGACGAGCACGGACAGCACACCATTGTATTGATAGAATATGACTGACAAGTATTACATTGGCTGGGTACGCAGCGGCAAGGACGGCAAGGGCCTCGTAAAGAGCCGACCGCGCAAGGAGATAGCCAATGCCGTGACAACCTCACCGCCCGGCAGCTTTGCCGACCCTCGCGACGGACTTGGCAACACCACACCGCATATAGTGTATAAATATGAGTAAAAACATAATAAAACCATAAAACAAAAGATACAATGAAATCAGAAGAAATCAACATTGCCGACATTCTGCGCAATGAGCCAGCCGGAACAAGGCTGTATTCACCAGTTTGCGGAGCGTTGGAGCTTATAAACGTGACAGATGGTGTCATTTGGTGTATGGAGCCTGGTTCGTCTTTGACTCCACATCGGATAAGTTTCACCTCCTATGGTAAACTTATCAATTATGGAGGATGGAAGTTTGAAGGAGAGTGCCTGTTGTTCCCCGCAAAGGAACTGTGCGACTGGAACATCTATTGTTGGCGTGAGGGTGACATACTGGTAAGCAATGACGAGCGCAATGTGGTGGTGTTCGATAAGTTCACCCGGTCCGACAGAAGCCGTTTTGCCGCCCACTTCTGTATTGAGAAAGCGAATACAGAAGACAGAGAGTATTACCGCAGAGCGGAGGAAATTCCGACAAGGGATTATTTTAACCGTTATTCTCTTGCGTTGAGAAAGGAAATTTTGGGGCAGATAGAAGAGCGTTTCTGTGCGCCCATCAACCGCTACACCTATAAGTTGCACCCGAATTTCGATCAAGGCGATTTCGTGGTTATGGAGGTGTCATACACCGACTCGCTTGATGTGCATAAGTATGTGTGCATATTCGACTGCTACGACTTGCAGCATAACCGTATGCACTGTTTCGCAGATCTTAACACTGGAGAAAGCGACACACCTTGCATAAATCAGATCCATGATTTGCGCGACAGCAATGATAGCGTGAAGAATATCACCTTGCGTTTCGCCAATGGCGACGAGAAAGCTATGCTTGTGAATGCTTTGTACGAAGAAGGCAAGCGGTGGGACGGCAAGGCGAAGGCGATTGTTAATGAAAAACGGCAGATAGCAGACAACGAGTATGAAGAGGAATCGCACAAGTTTGAGCCGTTCGACAAGGTATTGGTAAAAGGACCGAGCGAAAATGACACTTGGTTTCCGGGCTTTTTCTTTCAGGAATACAAAGAGTCAAAGGACTATCGGTATGCCACAATTTGTGGGAAGTATTATACTTATTGTATTCCCTACAACGACAAGACCAAGCATCTCGTCGGTACGACACTTCCGTATGACGAAGACTGACACCACTCGCACCCTCGTAGTCGGCATGATGCAGACTACGCCATTCACTCACATGTTTGACGTACTGCGCAGAGTGTATTCTACCCAAGGCTTATGTCCGTCTTTGCTTGTACCTACGGGTGGTAATCAAGAGATAAAGGTATTGATAGAACTATAAAAAATATAAAGACAATGAAAACAGAAGAAAACAACCGTATGGAGGCATTGGCCTACATCATCGCCGACCTGAAGGCAGAGAACATGATGATGACAGAGCGTGTGCATCAGCTTATGGACGACTACAACAATGTGGCGCGTCAGTTGCGCGGAAAAGAGAAACACGAGCCTAATACAGAAGGCTACACTTTTAGTGAACTGACAGAAGCCTTGGAAAAATGCGAGGCATTAGAAAAGGAAAAAAAGGAGCTGAAGCAGCAATGCGCCCATCTCCAGATGGAGCGCAACGAAGCAAAGAGCCGTGCTGATGACTGCGAGCACCAAAGGAAAGAACTTTTTAAGCAAATAGCACGTTTTGACAAGTTGGAGTTTAAGGAGATAGGAACATCTTGCACCAGCAAACCTTTTGCGCCGGGAGACAATCCGGTGAAGGTTGGTTCTACTGAATGTTGCACCTGCCGACACTTCCTCAAGATGGATAAGTATTTTTGTGTGCTGTGTGCGTGCCACTACGACGGTATGAAAGCCATGGAAGATATAGAACGCAAGAACGCCGATGATTGACACCGCACGATGTGAGCATGTCCGCACCGCCAAAATATTTCTCCCTACATTTGTAGTCGGAAAAAGCAATGTGTTAGCACATTTAATGAAAAGTGTTAGCACTTTGGATGAAAATTGTTAGCACATTGCAAAAAGCCTCTTTGTGGAATTGGGTAAAAACATAGAGGATAGTATTGGCGATGATGTTGAGCCGTAACATCGGCGAGTGTATCGCCATTTCAGTTCTTTCCAGTTTTGCAAGACTTGGAAAGAACTGGAATACCTACTGACAGTCGTCTGACTAAACAAAATTGCGTAACATTTCAACTATGATACAACATCAGCATTGGGAAGACTCCACTCGCATACTCATTACCGACGAGCAGCATCATGGCAGCATACAGGCGTTTATCCCTCACCGTGCCGAAGACAAACCCTTGGATGGCGAGGCAGACGCTCTTATCTATTCGCTGTGGGTGGGCGAACGGCACCGTGGCTGTGGGGTGGCAAAACTCCTGATGGAGGCAGCCGAAAGTGAACTGAAGCGTTGCGGCATAGCGACCGTCGCAATATCATGGGACGGACGCGACTCTCCTCAATGGGTGTTACAATGGTATGAAAGGCTGGGCTACGAGGGAAAAGCGTTCGATTACCGATGCTGCACGCTTCTCAAACAGCTGTAGCCAAACAAAAAAACTCATCCCGAAGTACAAGGGACCGTAATCAGTGTGTCGTATGTCGCCACTCCGTCCAACGTAATTAACGGGCTCTGGTGCAGACGAGCGAGGAGAAGGAAAACTCAACCACTGCACATTTCTTTTTTATTAACGGATTTATAGTAACAACAAAACAACAATTTATGAGAAAATTATTTTCAATTCTTTTTGCGCTTGTCGCAGTAGTGATGTTATCCTCGTGCCGTTTCGTGTCGCCGGATGCCGACGAGGAAGCCGTGTTGGTGAAGAAGCCTTGGTTCTTCGGACACGGAGGTGTTGACAACGATCCTGTGCAGAGTGGTCTGACATGGTGTGCCATGAGCACCCGAGCCGAGACGTTCAAAATTGTGCCTGTGCGCCATGAGGTGTTTCTTGACGACATCTTCTCCGACGACAACACACCGCTTGACTTCCACTCGGTCATTGTCACTCAGGTGGAGCAGGGCAGTTCGCCCGTGCTTCTTCAGAACTATGGACGCGACTGGTTTAACACCAACCTCTACAACTATTTCTGCAACCTTGTGCGCGACCATATCTCGCAGTACAGTCCGTTTGACCTTATGTCGAACCGCGAAGTGCTCAGCACCATCGACAAGAAGATTCTGAAGCAGATGCAGGATTACGTTTCTGCCCTCTCAAAGCACAAGCCGATGCCCGTTATCATCAAGGATGTTATTATCGGTAAGGCAACACCAAACAAGGAACAGCTTGCCGAAATGAACCGCACGGCTAAAATGGTACAGGCCAAGCAGACGCAGGAACGTGAATACGAGGTTCAGGTGGCTCGCGAGAAGGCTGAGCGTCAAAAGGCTGTGGCAGATAAGGCGTATATGAGCGAGATGAATCTTAACCCACAGCAGTTTATTCAGCTTAAATGGGTGGAGACGGTGGCTCAGAAGCAGGGCGCAAACATAGATGTGCTCGTAGGTCCAGCTGAGCACATGTGGAACATCAAACGATAAACAATTAAAACAACAACGATTATGGTATCAATTATTTCAGCGTTAATAATCCTCTTGGTTATCTTCGTGCTTTCCTTAATCTCCTCTTGGCTCGACAAGTTCGGACAGAAGCACAAGGAGAAGTTAATAGAGAAAGCTATCGACAAGGTTTCCTCGCTTCTTAACTCCAAGATTGCATTGGTGATGGATCAGTACAAGACTGGTCCGTGGAATCTTATGGTATATACCAAAGAAGCCAACCACCCGATATTGATTTCCAACAACAATATCCGCAGTGTACACCCAGACGCTCTGCATCGCAAGATTATCATCAAGCAGTTCAATGGCGAAGATATGGTGATTGAGAACGTGACGAACTATGAGTTGTGCTCGGCAAACGAAATGTGCGACTACGACATGTAGGCGGACACGACTAACATCATACTTTGACTGGATGTTTCATTCTTAATTTTAAATTAGGCATGGTCCTGTTGTCCGTGAGGAAAGCAGGGCTTTTTGTTTATCCCCTCCCCTAACCATGTCTACTCCTTCTCCCCGTCTTTCCTTATCTTTGCGCTATAACATTTAACAACACACACATTCATCACAATGACAACAGTTAGCAATATCAGCGAGCTCAAACAGCGTAGTGAGGAGCTCCAGTCGCAAGGCTACGAGGCCGTTCTGCCTGGCGCGTTCTGTGCGCCCAAGCAGGGAGGCAACGTGTTTTCGTGGGGCGAGTACGTTCACCAGAAACTCACGGCTTCGGCCACCATGACCGGAGCGGAAGGCAATGCGGCAAGACGGGAGATCTCCGCCGTGTTCGGTTCGTCGGGCGGCGAGAACAAAGCCAAGCCCGAAGGTGTGGGTACGCCTGGGCTGGGATTTATGGAGTGGGGCGTGGGCAACCGACTGCCCAACCTCGTGTATCTGCTTTCCAAAATGTCGCCCTTTCCGGCAGCGGGAGTGGATTTCGTGAAGAAGATTCTCGTTGGTCGCGGACCATGCGCCAAGTATCACTATACGCAGTACGTTGGTGGCAACATCACCGAGAAGTCTATCCCCTTCCCCTCGGCTGGCACCCTGCTCCGCGGACAGATAGCCGACCTCAAGGCTAAGGAAGACCAACTCTCACAATCGGATAACCAACTCTCACAATTGGATAACCAATTCTTAAAATCGGAGGCCAATTCTGAGAGTGAAGACAGCGAAGAGATGAAGTCGCTCAAGGCAGCACTGGCAGAATGGGAACGCACCAATGAGGAGCTGCAAGAGTTTATCGAGAACAACGACCTCATGCGCACCTATCTTGAGATGGCAGGCGATATGTCGCTCATGTCGCAATGCTTCTGCGAGCTGCAGCTCAACCAACGTCAGTTGGACGAGAACGGCCGACCCGTGCCCACATCACAGTGGAACCCGAAGATTGTCGGCATAAAACCTCGCTCGGTGTTCACCACCCGACTGGAGCGCATGGACAGTCAGTATCGCATCAACTATGCCTACCTCTCTAACCAGTGGCTCGACTCCACCCAGACGCTCACTGAAGCCGACCGTCGCATTGCTGCCGTGCCTTATCTCGCAGCCGATACAGCCGTCTCAGACCTCAAACGCCATGTGCGCGAGGCACGTCAGCAACGTGTGAGCCGCAAGAACCGCCCCACACGCTTCATCATGTCGCCGCGCGACTTCGGTGGTCCCTACTATGCCGATGCCCTTTGGCACAGCATCTTTGCCGGAAGCATCTTTGAGTATGCCTTCACCATTGTTGACGATCGTCTCACTCGTAAGCGCAACAGCAATATTATCGGTCGCGTGATTTACATCCATCAGGAATACCTCAAGCAGCTCTACACCCAGCAGGGCGAGAACAAGAGCAAGACGATGGCACAGATACAGCAGGAGGTGTTCACTGACATCAATCGCTGGCTGTCTAATCCCGACAACGCAGGTCAGGCTCTTATCTCTGCCGTGTTCACTGGCTTGGACGGCAAGGAGCACAAGGCTTGGGAGATTGTGGAGATTGAGAGCAAAGCCAACTCGCAAGCGCAAGCTGAGAAGACCGAGCTTCAGGAAATATCATCCATCATCTTCTTTGCCATGGGTTTGGACTCGAAGCTCATTGGCAATACCCCAGGTGACGCTACATCATCGGGTGGCACCGACCTCCGCGAGCGTTTCCTCGTAAAGCAAATCCAGTTTGCCCCATTGCAGCAGCTCATGCTCCGTCCGTTGGAGGTGATAAGCAAATTCAATGGCTGGGACCCGCACCTGGTGTGGCAGATTGACCGTGAAGTGCTCACCACACTGGATAACTCGAAAACGGGGGTGACGATGCAGGAATAGTAACGAACAAATGATATAGAGAATGATAGAACTGAATAAGATATATAATGAAGACTGCCTGGAAGGAATGAAAAGGATTCCGGACGGGAGCGTGGATTGCATCGTGTGCGATTTGCCGTATGAAGTTCTGAACAAACAGAGTGAAGGAGGTGGATGGGATAACGCCATTCCTTTCGAGCCTATGTGGAACGAATATTTGCGCATCACAAAACCTAATGCAGCTATCATCCTTTTTGGCCAAGGTATGTTTACTGCAAAACTTATGATGAGCAATGAAAAGATGTGGAGATATAATATCTTTTGGGATAAGTGCCGCACAACTGGTTTTCTGAATGCCAAAAAGATTCCTCTGAAACGGACGGAAACAATCTCTGTTTTCTATGATAAACAGCCTACCTATCATCCGCAAATGCGTAAATGCCTGCCACATGAACGCAATCATAGTAGAGGTAAGCAGATAAACGACCAAACAAACCGATGCTACGGAAACTTTGGGAAAGCGGACGATATTATTACCGATGAGAAATACCCGACTGATATAGTTGTATTCCAGCGAAACGTCCATGACTCTTTCCACCCTACCCAAAAGCCAGTCGATCTTATTCGGTACCTCATTCGTACCTACTCCAACGATGGTGACACCATCTTAGACAACTGTATGGGCAGCGGCACCACCGCCATTGCAGCTATCCGCGAGAAGCGCAACTTCATCGGCTTTGAGCTCAACAAGGAGTATTACGACAAGGCTTGCAAGCGCATCAAGTTGGAGCAAG